TGCGAACACAGGGAGTCACCACCATGCCGAACCCCGTACCGGCCCGATACACCGTGCAGCTCGGACCCACCTTCACCCCCGAGATGGCGGCCGAGCTCGCCGCGTGGGGCGAGCTGCTGAGCAAGAGCACCTCGGTCGTGATCCGCGAGTGCACCGAGGACGGATTGGAGCGGCTCCGCGCGGACTTCATCGCCGAGGTGATGGCCGCGACCGGCCTGACATCGGGCGAGGTCCGTGCGCGCTACGACGCGATCCTGCCCGGGCATCTTGAGGCCGCGCAGCGTCGCGGGCAGACGCAGGTGAGCCGGCGGCGGGCCTACGACAACGACCGGCGCGGGAGCGTGGCGGAGGCGACGGGCCTCGGCCCCACCGACGTCATCGTCAACACCAGCTCCGTAGCGTAGATCATCCCGGGCGCCCGGACCGGCGCATAATCAAACCCCCCGGCTCCGGTGCCGAGGGGTTCGACGTGCTTCTTGGGGGATCACGCATATGCAGGATAGCATCGACGTCCGCAATACACAGGTCACGACCATGCTCGGCCGGTATCTGGCACGAGGCTGGGCCCTCGTGCCGCTGCACGGCGTGACCGCCGGGGCGTGCTCGTGCCGGGCCGGTTCGGCGTGCCGGTCGGCCGGCAAGCACCCGATCGCCGAGGCCTGGCAGCGCCCCGAGCACCTGGTGCGCGACGAGACCGCGCTTTGGGGCGCGCTGAGCCGCTGGCCGTCCTGCAACTGGGGACTGGCCACCGGGCTGATCAGCGGTGTATGGGCCCTCGACTACGACCCGAGTCACGTCGTGGCGGGGGAGGAAGGCGCGGTGGCCGCCGTGCTGGCGGACTGCTGGGCCGCGGCGACCTGGGTGCAGCGCACCGGCGGGGGCGGGCTGCACTTCCTGTTCACCCTGCCGCCGGACTTCGTGCCCAACAACGGCACGGGCCGGCTGCCCGCCGGGTTCGACGTACGCGGAGCCCGCCGGGGCGAGGCCGGCGGTGGGCAGATCGTCATCGCGCCCAGTGTCACGGACAAGGGCGCGTACGAGGTGCTGCAGGACCGGCCGCCGGCCGGGGCGCCTGGTGGCGTACTCGAAGCCGTGCGGCCGGCACCGCCGAAGCCCCGGGCCGCGCCCGTGCCTCTCGCGGTGCGCGATCAGGGGGCCGTCACGAACTATGTCGTCGCCGCCGTGAACGGTGAGGTGCAGCGGCTGGCCGCGGCGCCGGTCGGGCAGCGCAACAGCCGCGCCGCGGCTACCGCCCGCCGGCTCATCGAACTGGTCAACACCGACGTGGTGGATCGCGATGCCGTGTTCGAGGCCTGGTGGCGGGCGGGCAAGGCACACCCCGACCCGGGTGTCACCGTGCCGGACGCCGAGCTGACCGGGGTGTGGGGCCGGGCCGAACGGGACATCGGCGACCGGCCCGCCGACCTCGCGCACGTCGGCGGGCCCGCGGGGTGGATGGGCGGTGATGCGATCTTCCCTACCCATGCCCCGCCTGCGCCGGACCCGGGTTCGTGGTCCGCGGGGGGCGGGGCGGGCAATGGTTATCCACAGGGTGTGCACGGGGCTGTGGATAACCCCGGTGACGTTGATCCGGTGACGGCGCTCATGGCGCGCATGCTCACCCCCGAGCAGCTCGACGAGCGTCCCAACCCCGTGCCGCTGATCAATGGCGTGCTGGACTGCGCGACGACGGCATGGCTGATCGGCAAGAGCGGCAGCTGCAAGAGCTTCGTCGCGCTGGACATCGCCGCGCACGTCGGGCTCGGCCGGGAGTGGCGCGGCCGGAAGGTCCAGCAGGGTCTCGTGATCTACATCGTGGCCGAGGGCGACCAGGGCATGAAGCTTCGGCAGGCCGCTTGGCGCGACGAGTACGGACCGATCAAGGACGTGTTGTTCCTGCCCGAGCCGGTGCAGGCCGACGAACGGAGGTCGCCCGGGCTCGGGCAATGGTCGGTGCTGGTCGAGGCGTGTCGGCGGCTCAACCCTGCGCTCGTGATCATCGACACGCAGGCTCGGGTGACGATCGGGCTCAACGAGAACGACAACGGCGACATGTCCTACTACGCCGAGCAGGCCGACCGGATCAAGCGGGCCTGCGGAGCCTGCGTGCTCACCGTGCACCACATCGGCCGGCAGGGCAGCGATGCCCGCGGCGCGTCGTCGCTCGACGGGGCGCAGGATGCCGAGCTCAAGGTGGTCAGGTCACAGATGATGATCACGCTGTCCATGGACAAGCAGAAAGACCAGGCCGAGGCGCCTGACATGGTGATCCCGATCAAGCGGGTCGAGCGCGGCACGGACCCGAACACCGGACGGGACCTGTCGTCCCTCGTGCTCGATCACCGCGCTGCGCCGGCACTCGGCGAAGGCGCAGGCCATGAGTCCAACGCGGCCAAGGGTGAGCGCCGGGCCCTTGAGCTGTTCAAGGCCATCCATGACCGGCTGCCGAACTACGGCGAGGGCATCGTGCGCTCGCAGATCCGGGGTCTGTTCATGGGCCTGCCGGAGATCAAGGCGATGGCGTCGAAGGAGACCCGGGACAACGCGTTCATCAGCGCGTGGGCCCTCCTGCTGGAGCGCGGCCGGATGATGCGCTACGGCACGTCGCAGCGTTTCGCCGCCCTGCCGCCGCCCGATGGCGCCGAGGCCGGCCTCATCACCCGCAACACCGGCGGACCGGACGACGCGCCCCCCTCCGGATGGTCACTGCACTGGACAACGGCCGAGTGGGACAACGAGACCGTTGCCCGCGCGAAGACCCGTCGTGACCTTCCGTTCTTGGGCGATGACGGTAAGTAGCGGTATTTAGACAGACAACGAAATAAGAGGACAACGGCCGGACAACGGCGGACAACGATGCCATTTTTTTAAAAGCCCAGGTCAAGGCTAGGACAACGGACAAGGACAACGATGGACAAGGACATCAGGACAACGGACAAGGACAACGGCTCTCTAAGAGCCGTTGTCCGGCCTCATTGTCCCCGGAGATCAACTACAGGGAGCCCGATGTTCAGAGATCCATTGTCCCAACGCTCTTGCGCTTATGCGATGCATCAGGTACTGTTTTGATAGGTGATCGGGGGCCACGAAATTCACGGAGTCCGTAGTTGATCCGCCCCCGATCACTCCCAAGCTCGCCGGGGCCAACGATGGTGCGAGGTCCGAATGATCACCGCCCCGGCGCCCAACCCGAGAGGAGAGCCCGTGCCTGACGACATGCCGGACCTGTGCTCGTACATCGACCAGGTCATTGACTCCGGCGTCACCGACCCTGCGGACATCGCCGTCAAGGTGCGCCAGAGTGCCCCCGCCGAGGTGATCGAGGCCTACATGCTGTCCTTGCTGAGGGGGGCCGTGCGCCGCCGGCAGATGGATCGGCTCGCCACCAACGCGCTTGCTCGTGGCGCTGGCGCGAAGACCCACGGCAAGCAGGTGAGCGTGAAGCGCCAGCGCCAGCGTGACCAGTGGACGGCCGATCGGGCCCGCTGGCTCGCCGACTCGTTCTCGACCGGCACCCGTCGCGTGACGCTGGGCGAGGCCACGGCCGCCGACCTGATCGCCGCGGCGGCTTATCGCCGCTCGCAGGCGTCCGAGCTCGTGTCGAGTGCCGAGCGTTTTGAGGAGATCGCCGCGCTGCCCGAGATGCAGCGTCAGGGCATGGTCGTCGGAAAGCTGCCTGACTCCGTGCTGCGCCGTCTCGTCGAGCGCCCCTGACCGGAGCGGCGTGCGCGGCCAAGCTTGCCCCGCGTCCCACTGACCGTGCGCCGCGCACGCCGCTCTCCTGAACTGCGCAGCCCTGGGCCGTTCTACATGCGATGCCCACTGAAGGTGCGCCCGGGGCTGCGCTCACAGATCTCCCCGTGCCGCCGTACAGCTTTCGATCTCCGGTCCGGCTGCGCGGTGCGGGGGCTCAGTTTCAGCGGGGCCGAGCTGGAAACGGTGCCCTCGGCTGCACCGCCCCGCTGATCAACTTTCCCGCCCGGGGCCATGGAACCACCGGTGTCCAAAGACCACACGCCCCGGGCGGGAAACATCTTTTTTGGAGTGATCGTGATTAATCACCTTGAGCTGCTCGACCCGACCGCCGTGCAGCTGGCCGCCGACGTGCTCGACGACTTGGAACGCGTGCGCATGGCCAACGCGGCCCGGTACGGGGCGATGACCGGGCTGACACCCGACGGCCGGGAGTGGAAGCCCGACAAGGACGAGATCGTGCGCACGGCCGGCATGAGCCCGGACCACGACGCCGCCGTCCGGTTCCTGTCGATCTTCGACGCCTTGAAGGCCATCGAGGCGAGCGCTGTCAAGGATCTTGAGAAGGCCATGAAGTCGCACCCGATGGGGCCCTGGGTCAAGGGACAGCGGGGACTCGGCCTCAAGCAGGCGGGGCGGCTGCTCGCCGCCGTCGGTGATCCGTACTGGCGTGTTGACGTCGATGCACCGCGCACCGTCTCGGCGCTCTGGGCCTACAGCGGGCTACATGTCGCCGAGGGGCTGGCCGTGCGCCGGGCGAGGGGTGTGAAGTCCAATTGGTCGACGGCGGCCAAGACGCGCGCCTACCTCTGCGCCGAGTCGTGCGTCAAGCAGCTCGGCGCTGCGTGCAAGACCGATGACGGCTTCGAGCACGGCGACGCGTGCAGCTGCTCGCCCTTCCGGGTGGCCTACGATCACCGGAAGCGGATCACCCGTACGTCGCACGCCGAGGACTGGACCGACGGCCACCGGCACGCCGACGCCATGCGCTACGCCTCGAAAGAGATCTTGAAGGCTATGTGGATCGAGGCTCGGCGCCTGCACGGCGGCGGCGATGGTCCCGCGTAACGTCTGGCTGGTCAGCGGCACGTCGCTGTTCGAGCCCTACCTGTGCAGGTGCAGGAGGAAGGCCTCGGGGTTCTGCGACCCGACGTGGTGCCCGTGCGCGGGGCGGCTCGACGTCTGGAATTTCGAGGCCGGGTGCTGCGCCTGGTGGGCGACGCCGGCCGTGGCCGCCGCGGCCCAGCGGGCCTACGCCCTGTCGAAGGGCTGGTAAAAGTACGCGATGCATGGTAGAGTCAGTGGCGTGAAGCGGATCAAGGAGTACCTGCGCACGCCCCAAGGCGCCGGGCTGGTCGCGATGTGGCTGGCGATCATGGCCTTCTGCATCGCGACCAGCGTGTTCCACGTGCCGGGCCGCTGGCTCCCGACCGGGTTGCCCTGGTGGCTGAACTTCGCGATCGGGTGCGCGTCCGGGGCGTTGTTCGGCCGGCTCAGCTACCGGTTCGGCAGTGAGGTTGAGCGCTGGGCTCGGCTGCGCGACGAGTACGCCGCGGCCCAGCGGGACATCGAGCGGTTGGAACGGGGCGAGCGTTGACGATCAAGCTCAGGCGCTACCAGGAGGAGATGGTTGCCGCCGCCCACGCTGCGCACGAGCGCATCGACCGGGCGGCCGTGGTCGCGGCGACCGGCGCCGGCAAGACCATCGTGATCGCCAAGGTGGGCGAGACCTCGAAGTGGGGGGCGGCGGGTGGGCGGCGGACGCTGATCGTCGCCCACCGCGAGGAGCTGGTCGAGCAGAACGCGCAGAAGGTGCGCGACGTCGCGCCGGATCTGCGCACCGGCGTCGTCATGGCGGGGCGCAACGACACGCAGCATCACGTGATCTCGGCCAGTGTGCAGACCCTGGCCGGTGAGGTGCGGCGCCAGCAGATCCGTGACGTGGGCCTGGTGATCATCGATGAGGCGCATCATGCCGCCGCCGACTCGTACCTGCGCGTGCTGCAGCATTTCGGCTGCTACGACGGCCGGGCCAAGGCGCTGGGCTTCACGGCCACCATGTCCCGCGGCGACGACAAGGCGCTGGGCGACGTCTGGCAGGACGTCGTCTACGTCAAGGACACCGCCGAGCTGATCGCCGAGGGGTTCCTGGTGCGGCCGGTCGCGTTCCGGGTGCGGGTCGACGATCTCGATCTGTCGGGCGTGCGCAAGCTCGCCGGCGACTTCAGCGAGAAGGGGTTGGGCGCGGCGATCGAGGACTCGATGGCGCCCAAGAAGATCGTCGAGGCGATGCGCGAGCATGCCGCCGATCGGCAGACGATCCTGTTCGCCCCCCTGGTCCACACGGCCGAGATGATCCGCGATGAGCTGCGCGAGGGCGGCTTCACGGCCGAGGTCGTGTCGGCCAAGACGCCGAAAGACCAGCGCCGGGCCATCCTGCAGGCCTATCGCGACGGCAAAATCCAGGTCCTGTGCAACGCGATGATCTTCACGGAGGGCACCGACCTGCCGATGACGTCGTGCGTGGTCGTCGCCCGCCCGACCATGAGCGCGGCCTTGTTCATCCAGATGGTGGGCCGCGGGCTGCGGCTCTGGCCCGGCAAGACGGACTGCGTGGTGCTCGACGTCGTGGGTGCGACCGGCCGACACCGGCTCGCCGCACCGGTTGAGCTGTGGGGCAATGAGGGCGTCGAGCTGGACGACGTGGGCCCGCCGCAGGACGTCGAGCTGACCGACGAGCAACTGGACGATCTCGAAGAGCAGCGGGAGGTTGACCACGCACTTGGTCTCGATGAGCCGGAGTACCGCGACGGCAAGCTGGTGGTCGAGGTCGTGGACCTGTTCGAGGGTAGCGACGCGGGTTGGTTGCGGACCCACGCCGGAGTTTGGTTCCTCGCGGCCCCTGAGCGCTACGTAGCCGTGCTGCCGCGGGTCGACGGAGGGTACGCGGTGGTCTGGGTCCATCGGACGCGTACAGGCGAATCTGACTGGGTTATGGAGCGGGTGTCCGAGCTGTCCTACGCCATGGCGCACGCCGAGGGTGAGGTCACCGACGACGAGCGCGCCGCCCTGGCTCGGGCGAGCCGGCCGCAGTGGCGGCCGGGCGGCGGATTCCGGTCGCCGTCACCGCGGCGCGAGGCCGAGGGGCTCGGCTGGGTCGTGCCACCGGACGCGACGCCGGGCGAGATCCGGAAACAGCTCACGGTGGCCTACGCCTCGACGCGCATCGACACGACGCTGCCCGTTTGGGCCCGGCGCGGGTGAGTGGGTATGGGGGCGGGCGTGGACGTGAATCGCGAGGCTGAGCTGGCTCTCAAGGTGGCCAAGCTCGGTGCCGACGTGGCCAAGCTCGATCTTGCCGTGTCGGTGCTGACGACCAAGGTCGGCGAGTTGCTGGCCGAGGTCAGGCGGGTCCGCATCGAGCGTGATCGTGTAGAGTGATCCGCATGTCACGACCGGGACCGCTGACCGATGGCGATCTGTCGAAGATCGCCGATGCCTATAATCGAGGCGCGTCGATCCGCGCCCTTGCCGATCTGCGGGGGTGGAGCTACGGCTACATGCACCGCCGCCTGCAGATCTGTCAGGAAAAGGGCCTCGTGACCATCCGTTCCAGGGGCGGTCGTGCACGTGCATCCGGCCTGTCTACGTAAAAAGAGTTACGATCATGGGACGTGGTGCGGCGCCTGCGCCGAATCAGACGGCGGCGGCTCGCGCGGCCCGCGCCGAGCGTCGCGCGAGAGCCTGTGAGCTGTCTGTTGCGGGGTGGTCGTACGAGAAGATCTACCGCGAGTCCGGGCTCGGATACGGATCACGGCAGACGGTTTTCCGGGACGTGAAAGCCGCCCTCCTGCAGAAGAGCCGCGAACAGGACGCCTCGGCCGAGATCAAGCGGGCGCGGGAGCTCGCACTACTTGATGAAGCCCTGGTGGTCGCCCACCGCATCATGAACGCCGAGCACCTCGCGCACTCCAACGGCCGGCTGATCAAGCGGGAACTGGAGGACGGCACCGACGTCGAGGTGATCGACAACGGGCCGAACCTCGCCGCCGCCGATCGGCTGATCAAGATCAGTGAGTCCCGGCGCAAGTTGCTCGGCCTCGACGCCCCGGCGAAGACCGAGGTCACCGGGGACAGCACCGTCACGTACAAGATCGAAGCGTCGCCCGACGAATTGGAGCAGTTGTGACCGAGCACGAGAAGGCTGAGGCCGTTGCCGCGGCCGTCGATGAGGCCATCGCCGAGAGCCCGACGGCCCGCCGGCACGCGATCGAGCAGCAGGTGCGCGAGAACGACGCGCGGATCCAGGCGCTGCTCGCGCAGAAGATCGCCATTGACAAGATCGACATCATCAGCGTGCGCCTTCAGGCGCTCGCTGAGTTCCTGCTGGGCGACATGGATGACCCGTGGCGGCTCGGTTACGAGGGCGCTGTGCAGGCCAAGCTGTCGGCCGCCCTGTCCGACATCGAGTCGCAGGTGCGCCGGGCCACGCTGCTCAACGGCGTGCGCATCGTCGACCCGCGGGCCGATGGCCACGGACGCCCGCAGTGATCGCGAAAGCCGACTTGGCCAGGCTGCAAGACTGGCTGGCCGCCGTCGCCGGAGGGCTGCGCCCGGCGGCCCAGGTACCGGCCCGGCTGCACGTGGGCGAGGAGGCGTGGACCGAGCTGCGGGTCCACTATCTCGGCCGGTCGCAGGACATAGCCGGCCAGGACGGCTCGGCCGATTTCCCCCCGGCGATGTTGGGTGTGCCGGTCACGGTCGGTTCGCTGAACAGCGCGATCCCCCTGCCTCCGAGAGGGTGGCGCCTGGTCAACCAGGCTGGGGAGATCATTTCGTCCGGCGAGCTAACCGATCCCGAGGCGGTGCAGTTGCCGGACGGCATCCACGCCGTGGCCATGCGGACGATGCGGGCCGAACTGCGCGGCTGGGGCCCGGACTACACCAACATCGACGTGCAGTGCCCCGAGCAGTGCGCCTGGGAGTACACGTGGGAGGACTCGGTCTCGATCGCCGAGATCGTGCGCGTCGTCGATGAGCACCTCGCCGAGGCACACCCGAGTCCATGACCGTTGTCGCCGAGCGCCGGGTGCAGCTGCGCGGCGCGGCCCGGCGGCTACTCTCCTGCCGTGACGATGAGATCCTGGTCAGCGGTCCGGCAGGCACCGGCAAGAGTGTCGGCGGGCTGACCAAACTCCACCTCGCGATGATGAAGTATCCCAAGGCCCGGGGCATGATCGCGCGTAAGACGGCGGCCAGCCTCGGGGCGTCCACGCTGGACTCGTGGCGCAAGAACGTCGCCGGGCCCAGCCTGGCCACCGGTGAGGTTGAGTACTTCGGCGGCAGCACCTCCGAGCCGCCACAGTACCGGTACAGGCGCAACGGCTCGGTCATCGTGATCGGCGGGCTGGACCGGCCGAGCAAGATCATGTCCAGCGAGTACGACATGATCGTATGCGATGAGGCGACGGAGTTCCTCGTGCAGGACTGGGAGTCCCTGTGTACCCGGCTGCGCTCGGGCAAGATGCCCTACGCGCAGATCATCGGCATGTGCAACCCCGACGCCGAGCACCACTGGCTCTACCAGCGGCACCTCGCAGGGGGGCTCACGCTGATGGAGTCGCGCCACGAGGACAACCCCGCATACTTCGACGCTCGGGGCGAGCTCACCGAGGCCGGCCGGACGTACATCGGCAAGCTCGACAAGCTCACCGGCGTGCGGTACTGGCGCCTGCGCAAAGGCAAATGGGTCGCGGCCGAGGGCCTGATCTACGAGTCGTGGGACCCTGCGGTCCACCTGGTCGACGCGCTGCCGCCGGGCTCGGAGCAGTGGACGCGGTGGTGGAGCGTGGACTTCGGCTACCGCAACCCGTTTGTGCTGCAGTGCTGGGCCGAGGACGGCGACGGCCGGCTGTGGCTGTACCGCGAGATCTACATGACCGGCCGGCTGGTCGAGGATCACGCGCGGCAGATCCTCGCGATCGTGGCGCCCGGCGGCCGATGGATCGAGCCGACCCCGCGGGCGGTCATCTGCGACCACGACGCCGAGGATCGGGCCACCCTCGAACGCCACCTGCACATGAGCACCGTGGCCGCCAAAAAGGACGTGACGACCGGCATCGAGGCGACACAGGCGAGGCTGGGCAGGGTGGCCACCGAGGGCAAGCCAGCGCTCCCGGTGCGGCTGTTCATCGTGCGCGATGCGCTGGTCGAGCGCGACCAGGCGCTGGTCGACGAGGGCAAGCCGACCTCGACCAAGGAGGAGATGTCCGGCTATGTCTGGGCACCCGGGGTCGACGGCAAGCCACTCAGGGAGGAGCCACTCAAGAAGGACGACCACGGTGCCGACGCGATGCGCTACATGGTCGCCGAGGTCGACTTGGGCGGCAGGCCGGCGCTGCGTACCCTGCGCCGGGGGTATTGATTCGGTACGCGATGCATGGTAGACTACAGGGGTAAGCGAGAGTGGCACTCGATAAAAAGCCAGCAGGCCCCGGCGGTAGGGGTGACGGACAGGCCTCGACCTAAGGAAGGTGGGCGAGGCGCAAAGGCCCCGGGTTACCGGGGCCTTTGTCGTGGTCGCTGTGCCTGGGAGCGATGATCGCGTACCATCGCGGCCATGGTGAGCGCGTCGTGGTCGATGACTGGTCGAGAGTCGCTGCTCGGCGTGCTGGCCCGGTGGCTTCGGCGCCGAGGCCGCGACGTGCGGGCCTTCCTGCTGGTGGCCGTGCGCTTCGCGCTTGTGGTCGCCGGCCTCGGCCTGCTGGTCATGGCCGCGTGGCAGGCCTCGCACGTCGCCGGCTACGCGGCGGGCGGGGTGGCGCTGCTCGTGCTCGAATGGATCGTGAAGCGCCGATGAGACGGTTCGAGTTGCATCGCGATCGTGACGTTTCCGGCATATCCGGCATCGGCGTCATCGCCGAGGGCGTTGAATTCGGCGATGGATCGTGCGCGGTTCACTGGCCCGCGTTGACGTCGGGCGCCGGCGCCGCGACAGCGGTATGGCCGGATGTCAAGTCAATCGATCTTGTTCATGGGCACGGTGGCGCGACGCGCATTGTGTGGGCAGATGCGTAGCCCCGTCGGTGAGCTGCTGGGCGCCGCTGGCCGCATACTGGCCCGGCCGCGCAACGACGCCGGAGTGCCGTACGTCGGCCAGCGCGACCAGCGTTACGGCGGCATGGGCCTGACGGCCGGCGCGACCGGCGACGTCGCCACGGCCCTTGAGGCGCCGGGCAGCAATGGCACGCTGTTCGCGATCATCAACCAACTGAGCACGGCCATGGCCGCTGTCGACTGGCACATGCACCGCACCGGCCTGTCCCTCGATCGCACGTGCGACGTGTGCGGCTCGGGCGACGACGCCCCCCGCGGCGTCGAGCTCGTCGCGGCGCACCCGGCCATGTCGGTCTGGGTCCGGCCCAACAACTTCTTTACCTCGATGCTGTTCGTCGAGACGATTCAGCAGCACATCGACCTGGTGGGCGAGTGCTGGTGGGTGGTCGTCTACGCCGGCAAGCGGCCGATCGAGCTGTGGCCGGTGCGCCCGGACCGGATGGCGCCGGTGCGCGACCCCAAGAAGTTCATCGACGGCTATGTGTACCGGGCACCGGACGGCCAGCTCATCCCCCTGCGCCTCGACGAAGTGGTCATGCTGCGCACGCCGGCGCCGTGGGACCCGTACCGGGGCGCAGGTGCCGCGCAGACGCTGATCAACCAGCTGTACGGGGCGAAGTACGCGGCCGAGTGGAACACGCGGTTCTTCGAGAACTCGGCGATCCCCGGCGGCGTGGTCGAGATGCCCGTGCACCTGCAAGACAAGGAGTGGAACGAGTTCCAGCAGCGGTGGTCCGAGTCGCACCGCGGGGTCAGGAATGCGCACTCCGTGGCGATGCTGGAATACGGTGCGAAGTGGATCGATACCAAGTTCACGCAGCGCGACATGGAGTTCTCCGAGCTGCGCCGGGCGACCCGGGAGGAGATCCGCGAGGCCTTCGCGATCCATGGGCAGATCCTCGGCATCAGCGAGAACGTGAACCGGGCCAACGCCGAGGCCGGAGAGTACGGCTTTGCCAAGCGGCAGACGGTGCCGCGGGCCGAGCGGCTCAAGGATGCGCTCAACGGCCCGTTTCTGCGGCTGTTCAAGGGCTTCGACAAGGGCTACGCGTTCGCCTACACCAACCCCGTGCCCGAGGATCGCGAGACCGACAACGCGACCCGCCTGTCCAAGGCGACGGCGTTCTCCACCCTGGTCAGTTCGGGCGTGGACGCCGACGACGCGGCCGCCTTCTGCGGCATGCCGCAGATGAAGTTCGAGAAGCCCGAGCCCAAGGTGATCGCGGCGCCGCCGGGCGCAGGCAAGAGCGCCGTCGATGGATGAGATCCTGTTCGAGCGCTGCCGATGCGGGGTGGCCCTGACCGGCGTCTTCCCCGACGGCTTTGACGTCATCGGCGTGCCGGGTCCGGCCGCCGTGATCGTCACCGTGTGCACTGCCTGCGACTACGTGCCGGGCTCCGGCGGGCCGCCGATCGTCGGGCGCAATCTGAGCCTAGTCCGCAATACCCGGTGGCAGTGATGCTCCCCGACACGCTGATGCTCGGCCTCGGCCGGGCCCTGCGTGGTGTGCCTCTGGCCGACGCCGGCGTGACTGCACTCGGCACCGAGTGGCAACGCCAGATCGACGCCACCGTGGCCCGCTGGCAGGCGGAGGTAGGCCCGGTGATGGAGGCCTCCCTGCTCGCCCGGGTCGAGTCCGCAGTGCACCATGCCGACCTCGCCGCGATGACCGCGGTCGGCGTCAGCGCATCCGACTACGGCCCGGCCGATGACATCCTGCTCGGCGGCATGCAGGCGATGGCCGAGGCGGGGGTGCGCTCGGTCGCCGCCGAGGCCTCGGCGGCAGGGCTGACGCTCGGCACGCCGCCGCCGGTCGCCTCGGCGGCTCTGGCCGACTGGGCCCGGGCCGCGGCCGACATGCTCGCCGCCGGGCTGTCGCTCGGAGTGGCGCGCGAGGCTCTGCGGCTCTACCGGCCCGGGGTCACGGCGGCCACGGTGACGACTGGCCTACGCACCTACCTCGACGGTCTGACGGACCGCTCGGTGCGCGACGTCATCGGCGGGGCGCTGACCCGCGCGCAGAACCTCGGCCGGCTCGCCGCCTACCGGGCGCCGCGGCCGCCGCGATGGTCGGTGACCTTGTACGCCGACGAGACCTTGGACACGAACACCTGCGCGCCGTGCCGGCACATCGACGGTACCGAGCTACCGAGCGTCGAGGCCGCGCAGCTGGCCTACGGCGGGGCGGGCTATCTGTTCTGCCTCGGCCGCGAGCGGTGCCGCGGCACGATGCGCGGCGAGTGGGTGCAGGAGGTCGTGGACGCCCCCGACGGATTCGCGTCCCTGGCCGCCGTCCTGCTCCCCGTGCTCGATGAGCTCGAATGCGACAATCCAGCGACGGCCTCGGCCGGGCGGGAGGAAGGCACCCCATGACAACGACCACCCCTGAGAGCCGGGGCCGGATCGCCTACACCGCGTTTTGCCGTGGCGCAGCTGCCGGACGCCCGATCGTTGCGCCGCTGTTCGACGAGCTTCCGCCGAGCGAGCGCGAGGGCTGGATCAAGGCAGCGAACGCCATCTGGGATATCGCGACCACTGGCCGCGCGACGATCTAGGAGTAGTGATGAAGGTCGATCTCAAGCGGCTGCACAACCTGGCCCAGGCCCTGCGCGACCGGACCGAGGCGACGCAGCAGCAACCCCGTTCCGCCGGGCGCTCGTGGTACCGGATCGAGAATAAGGGCGGCGAGGCCGAGGCCCCGGCGACGATCTATGTCTACGACGTGATCGGCGAATGGGGCGTCAGCGCGCAGGACTTCGTCAACGAGCTGCGCACCGTGACTGCCGCGACGCTCGACCTGCGGATCAACTGCGAGGGCGGCGAGGTCTTCGACGGGCTCGCCATGTACGAGTCACTGATCAACCACAAGGCTACGATCACGGCGTACGTCGAGGGCATCGCGGCCTCGGCGGCGAGTTTCCTGATCATGGCCGCCGACAAGATCATCGTCGCGCCCCGGGCCCGAATCATGATCCACGACGCGCACGGCTTCGCCATCGGCAACGCCCGCGACCTGCGCGAGACGGCCGACCTGCTCGACGACCTCTCCGACAACATCGCGGACATCTACGCCGAGCACGCGGGCGGCACCCGGGCAGACTGGCGCGCCGCCATGCGCGCGGCCTCGGGCGGCCCCGACGGCACGTGGTACGACGCCACGGCGGCCGTCAAGGCCGGCCTGGCCGATGAGGTGCGCGGCGCCGAGCCGGCGGGCAAGGCCCCGGCTCGCGCCGCGATGACCGACGATGAGGCCATGGCCTGGCTCACCGGTCAGTGGGACCCCGCCGCCCTGCTCGGCACGTTCGCCGAGGTGGAGAACCCGCCGGAGGTCGTGCCGCTCCCGGACGCAACGGCCATTCTGGAAATGTTCAAGACCGCGTAGCATGCATCATCATCAGCCGCAAGAGCTACAGAGGGGACCGGCGTTGAGCGCCTACACCATGAACCGGGCACAGCGCCGACTGCTGGCCCGCCGCGGCATCGACCTGTCGCAGCTCGGCAAGGTCTACAACCGTCTGCCCGCGGGCCGGACCGCCCCCGGCGTCGTCGAGCCCGACCAGGGCCCGGCCGACACGACGTTCAACGGAAAGGCTCTCCCGCAGAACGCCGCGGACTGGGAGAACTGGCTCCGCGAAAACGCCAGCGACGCCACGGCGTTCGCCAAGACGTTCCAGTCTGGCGAGTTCAAGGCCGCGCTGAACAGCTACGCCAACGCCCGCGGTCGCGAGCGTGCCGACCTGCTCGACCAGATCCGCGAGCAGACCGAAGCGCAGATGACCGAGTGGCTCAAAGACAACCAGGACAGCATCGGCAACGTCGTCAAGGTTCCCAACCTCGACGAGAACGCGGCCAAGGCCGGCGCCCGGCCGAGCCCGGTCTACAACAACGCTCGCGCCAAGGGCGCGCCGCTCAACGGTGTGTGGCCGGACTACTACACCTACCTCCAGGACATCTGGAACTCCAAGGGCAACGGCGCGATGACCGCCGAGGCGCGCAAGCGCATGGACGTCTACAACGCCTACAGCGAGAAGGTGCCCAGCGAGGGTGGCTTCCTCGTGCCGGAGGAGTTCCGGTCGCAGATCATGCAGCTGTCGCTCGACGCTGCAGTGGTCCGCCCCCGGGCGACGATCATCCCGATGTCCTCGCCGCGGATCCACATCCCCTCGATCGACGAGACCTCGCGGGTGTCCTCGATCTACGGTGGCGTGGTCGTCTACCGGACGGAGGAGGGCGCCGAGCTCACCGAGTCGTCCGCGACGTTTGCCTCGATCAAGCTCGACGTCACCAAGCAGACCGCGCTCAGCCACGTGCCCAACGAGCTGATCCGCGACTGGGGCGCGTTCGGCGCGTTCATGGACGCCACCCTCCCGGCCGCGATGGGCGCGTACGAGGACTGGGACTACATCTCCGGCTCGGGTGCCGGTGCGCCGCTGGGCGGTCTCAACGCGGCCAACACGGCGCTGATCGCCGTGGCCGCGCGGTCCGGGCAGTCGGCCGCGGCCGGCAACCAGATCGTGTGGGAGAACGCGATTGACATGTACGCCCGCATGCTGCCGACCTCGCTCGGCACCGCGGTGTGGGTCGCGTCGCCCGACACCTTCGCGCAGCTGGCCACCATGGCCCTGTCCGTCGGCACCGGCGGTTCGGCGATTTGGTTGACCGACGGCCGCAACCAGCCGGTGCTCACGCTGCTCGGCCGCCCAGTGCTCATGACGGGCTCGGCGCCCGCGGCGCTCGGCGCGCAGGGCGACCTGTCGTTCGTCGACTGGTCGATGTACCTGATCGGCGACTACCAGAACATGACGGTCGACAGCTCGCCGCACGTCAAGTTCACCAGCGACAAGACCACGTTCCGCGCCATCGCCCGCAACGACGGCCGGCCGTGGCTGCAGTCCCCGCTCACCCCGCACAACAACAGCGCAACCCTGAGCCCGTTCATCGGATTGCAGGCTCGCCCGTAAGAGTTGCAAACGGCCACCTGGTGTAACGGGTAGCACCCCCGACGTTCGCGTCGGTGCTGGACGGGGTTCGAGTCCCCGGGTGGTCGCGCAAGGCTCCAACCCGTACCCCGGAGCGTCCGGGGAGTAGGGCGAACGGCCAGATCGGCCGGGAGGAAGGCACAACATGGCAGCACAGCGGGCGCTCGGGCGCCTGTTCGATATCGGCCTGGGCTTCGCCCCGGTCGACCTCAACACGGCCGGGGCGACCGGCAAGCGGTTCTCGCTGCAGGACGCCAGCGGCATCACGTTCCTGGTCGGGCTCGCGGTTGCGGGTGGCGGTACCGACGACGACGTGATCACGATGAAGCAGCACACCGCGTACACGTCGGGCACCTCGAACAACTTGGCCACGGCCACCGTGGCGACGTCCTCAGGCATCACGGCCTACTGGGTCAAGTCCGAGGTGTCGCTGGACAACGATGAGCCGTGGGTCGAGGTGACGCAGGCGGACAGTGCGACGATCACGCTGGCCGGCGCGACGTACGCCACCCTGCAGCTGCTCGTCGCGATCTACGTCAGCGCGGACCAGCTCGGCGACGGCTACACGCACGTGTCGCTCGACTTCGCCGACCCGGGCTCGGGCGGTTCGCGGCTCGGCTTCTGCGCCGGCATCAAGCACGACCTGGCCGCGCAGCGCAGGCCCGCCAACCTCGCCAACATGCTGCGCCCCGGCGCAGCGAACGTGTAACGGGGGACTGACACATGCCAGCTCTCGCCAACGCAAGCGCGTTCCGCAATGCCATCCTGGGCGGCGCGCCGGTCGCCAAGGCGTACACGCCCCTGGTCGTCGAGACCAAGACGCTGTACACCATCGCCGGTGGCCGCGTCATGATCACCAGCCTGTACGGCCTGGTGACGACGGACATCACCGTGGCCAACACGGTGAAGCTCCAGGCCAACCCGACGACCGGTGCCACCGGTGACTTGGTCACCGCAACCGACTTGGGTACGACTGACACGCTCGCCGGTGCGCTGCTCAACATCTCGGGCGTCGTCGGCGACTCCATCGTCCGAAGCGTCGGCTGGGCCACCGGGTTTAAGCAGGGGTATCTGATCGTCGCCACGGGCACCATCGAGCAGGTCACCGCGACCGGCGCCGATGGCGGCATCACGTGGTACGTCACATGGGTACCGATGGACGACGGCGCCACGCTGGTCGCCGCGTAAGCGGCACGGGTACGTGACGCTGATCGGCGGGTAGTAGCTTCCCTGTACGACCCGCCGATCAGCGCGACAGAGGAGAGATCATGAGCGGAGTGTTCCGCCCCGAGCAGAACGCCACCATCGAGGCAACCGACGACCCCGAGCTGGCCAAGCAGCACGGCCTCACCGAGTGGAACGAGGCGCGCGGCCAGTTCGTGGCGCCGCCGCAGCCCTCGGACGCCGGGCAGCGCGACGGCTACGGCGTCGAGGGCCACGAGGCCTACGACGCCGACCGGGCCGCGGGCCAGCAGCCCAAGTCCGAGGACGTCGAGCAGGGCGACAGGACCGCCGGGCACGAGACGGTGGTTGGCGACGACGGTGAGCCCGTTGAGCAGCCCGCCGAGGGCGCCGAGACTCCGGCCGCGACCAGCACGCGCAAGCGTCGATGACCACCATCAACAGCGGCGACCCGCTGCCGCGGCCCGGGGAAGGGATCTTCTTCGGCGCCGCGGTGTCGGCCTCGCCGGCCGAGCCGGAGATCGAGGGGGGCGACGAACCGTCAGCGGATGGGACAAACTCTCTGAAATCTTCGAGCTCAACCGCGACGAAGCCCGAGAGTGGCGCAGCTCGGAGCCGCAGGCTTGCCCGGCCGACGGCTGGCCGCTAGAGACCGACCCGGACGGCAACCTCCGGTGTCAGTTCGACGGCTGGATCTGGGACGGAACGCCCGAGGGGAAACGGGGGTCGGCCTGATGGCTGCGTCGTTCGATGAGGAAGGCCAGCCCGCCGTCGACACGCGCAGCTGCCCGACACACAACCCGGCGCGCGGCGGTTTCTGCACCGACGGCGGCAACGGCAACCAGTGCGGCACGCACACCGCCCGCTACGCTCGCCACCTCGGCGCCCATCACCAGGCCCAGAATCCCGGACAGGGGCAGAAGGACACATGAGCACAGTCCCGCTGCTGACCCCGCCCGTGCGGCACTGGCACTGCCCGGCCTGCGGGCGTACCTCCACCACCACCGAGGCCGAGCCCCATGCGCAGCTGCACCCCTGCCCCAGGGCCCGCGGCCTGCTGACCCCCTACCTGCCCGGCGAGTCCGGCCGGGGCAAGGTGACCGTCCTAGAACGGCAGGACTACGAACAGCACTCCGGTCTGCGGCCCGGCGTCACCGAAACGCTGCAGTATGATCACGACGGCCGGCCTGCCATGGGTGTCGTCGTTGAGCACGACGGCGGCGCGCATACCGCGCTATTCGTTCCCGGCATCAACATCAAGACAAGGTGAGCGGCAATGGCGTGGTCGGCTAGCTCGGCGTTCCGGCAGATCTACAGCGACATGATCGGCAACGTGACGGCGTTCGACTGGGACGCCGACACGATCAAGATGGCCGCGTTCGACAACACCATCACCCCGGACAAGAACGTCAGCGCGGCCAACTCGGCGTACGGCGCCGGGGTCTGGGCCAGCGGCGGCGTGTCCGGGACCAACCTCCCCGCTGCCGGCGTGGCCCTGGCCAGCAAGACCAACGACGTCAGCACCAACGGTCAGATCACGCTCGACGCGGCCGACAACACGATCACCGGTACCGCGCTGACCAACATCACCGGGCTGCTCTGCTACGACGACACGCTGACCACCCCGGTAGCCGACCAGGGGTTCGGCTACCACTACCTGGGCGGCGCGAGCTCGCCGAGCGGTGACGTGACGTTCGTCTACAGCGCCAGCGGCCTGCAGCGCATCACCATCTCGTAGCCGTCCGGGCGGGCAGGAGGGCCCCATGTCCGGACCGACGTTCGGCTCGATCGGCACGCTGCGAGCGGGCTCGGCCTCGACGCACAACATCGCCGTGCCGGGCACACCGGCCAGCGGCGATATCATCGTCATCTATCTGTTCATCGACGGATCGGCCACGATCTCGTCGCTGCCGTCCGGGTTCGCCCACGCCGCCAACTCGCCCCGGACAGTCAACTCCGGCCTGACCCAGGCACACTCCCTCGCGGTCATCTGGAAACGCTCGACCGGCGGCGACAGCGGCACCTACGCGGTCGGCCTGAGCGCCTCGGCGTTCGTCTACGCCAACGCCGTGCAGTACCCCGGGGCCGTCGCGTCCGGCGACCCGTGGGACGCGACCAGCGCGGCCGACGGTGGCGACGTCGCCACGACCACGACGCCCGCCGTGTCGGTGACGAGCCTCGGCGCCGACCGGCTCATCTGCCACGCCGGTACCAACTTTGACGGCGACGGTGGCGTGTGGTCCGCCCCAAGCGGCTACACGCTGCGCAGCTCGGGCGGCTCGGGCGTCACCAACCTCGAAATATCCGACAAGGCCCTGGCCGTCGCCGGGAGCTCGGGCAGCCTACAGGCGAGCAACACGCACTCGGGCCGCTGCGGCGCATGGGTCGGTGCCCTGATCGGCACGACGTCCAGCGGCACCGGCGTCAACGCCGGCAACGACGCGATCTCGGTCGCCGCCAACGCGGCCACCCTCGCCGTCGCCACGAGCGCGGGAAACGACGCCGTGGCCGTGGCCGCCAACGCGGCCACCCTCGCCGTGGCGCGCTCGGCCGGCAATGACGCGCTCGCGGTCGCGGCCAACGGCGCGACGCTCACGGTCGCGACGAGTGCGGGCAACGGCGCCGTGGCCGTGGCCGCCTTCAATGCGAGCATCCTGGTCGGCACCATGTTGCCCACCGGCGGCGACGCCGTGGCCGTCGCGGCCAACTCCGCCACCCTCACGGTCGCCCGGTCGGTGGGTAACGACGCCGTCTCGGTCGCCGCCAACAGCGCCACCCTGGCCGTGGCCCGCTCGGCCGGCAACGACGCCGTGGCCGTGGCGGCCAACCCCGCCACCCTCGCGGTCGCCCGGGGCGCGGGGACCGGCGCAGTCGCCGTCGGGGCGTTCGACGCGGCCCTGTCCTACGGCACGCGGGTCACCACCGGGGGCACCGCCGTCGCCGTCGGGGCGTTCGACGTCGTGCTGCAGCTCGGCGCAGGAGGGCTCGCCGGGAACGTGCACGGGCCGCTGCCCCTCGCTGCGGGCTCGGTGATCGTGCATACTGGCACCATCGCCGGGGCGGTGACGTGAAGCGGGCGGGGTCGCCCCGGCGAGACAACTGAAGATTAATCCCCACCGTGGATCGCCTCACGGACGCCAAGCATGCAAGGGACAGGGATGGGCAGCTCCGATGGGCTGTGGTACTGCACCCGCGAGTCCGTGAAAACGGCGCTCGACGAGGCAGAGACCGCACGCACCAATGCACAGATCGACGACGCGATCGAGAGTGGATCGCGCGACGTCGAGGGCCTGTGCCACCGTGAGACCTTCGCGCCCATCCTTGCCACCCGCTCGTTCGACTTCCCCTCGCGCTCGGACCGCGGGCCCTCTTGGCAGGTCCGGTTCAACGGCCTCGACCTGCTGTCGGCCACGACGGTGACGAGCGGCGGCGGCACCACGACGCTCACGCCCGGGCAGTACTTCCCCGAACCCCGCAATGAGGGCCCGCCGTACGACTCGATCCAGATCAACCTCGGCGGCTCGGCGAGCTTCGATAGCGGCGCCACCCACCAGCGCGCGATCGCCGTCACCGGGCTGTGGAGCGCGGCGGCCGACCGGCGGGTCAGCGTCGGCACGCTGTCCGGCACCCTCGCGGCCAGTACGACGGCCACGGCCACCCTTGCATGGACGACTGCCCGCTTCGGTGTCGGCGACATCCTGATCATCGACAGCGAGCGCATGGTCATCACCGAACGCACGTTTGTCGACAGCACCCAGAACCTCGCCGCCGGCCTGACTGACGACGCCTCGGCGACCGCGGTCAGCGTCGCCGACGGCACGGGCTTCGCGGTCGAAGAGATCATCAAAGTCGGCGTCGAGCGGATGCGGATCGTAGACATCGTGGGCAACACGCTCACCGTGATCCGCGCGTGGGACGGCTCGCAGCTGGCCACGCACACGCTCGGCGACGACGTCTACGCCCTGACCGGCGTCGAGCTGGCGCGAGCACAGGCCGGCACAACCCTCGCCGCGCACTCAGCCTCGGCCGTCGTCGAGCGCTGGGTGCCGCCGGGCTCGGTGGCCAAGCTGGCCCGGGCCTACGCGATCAACACCCTGCTCGGCGAACGCTCCGGCTGGGCCCGGGCCATCTCGGCCAGCAGTGACACGGCGGTCGAGCTGTCGGGCCGCGGCATCGCGAAGCTTGAGGCCGACGTCATGCGCCCGTTCGGCCGCAAGGCCAGGCACCGGACGATCGTATGATCAACGTCAGGGCGCAGGCGTACGGCCCGCTGTTCAACGGGCGGATGGAGCGCGCGGTCAAGGACGCGACCGATGAAGCCGAGGAAGAGATCGCCACGATCGGCGCCAATCACCTGCGCGGCGACCTCGGCGCGCCGCCGTTCAAGAACCCTACTGGCTGGTATCGGTCACACATCACGCCGAAGCGGCTCGGCGCGCTCTGGGTCGTGCAGGACAGCGGCGTGGTCTACGGGCCGTGGCTGGCCGGCACCGGCAGCCGCAACTACCCCGCGACCCGCTTCCGGGGCTACCGGCACTGGCAGCGCCTGGTGACCTTCCTGAACACCATCGCCCGGCCGACCACTGAGCGCATCATCGCGCGTGCCCTGGCGAGGCTCTGATGACGACGACCGTGGGTGCCGGCGACGTGCTGCGCGAGCTGCACAACATCGCCAAGCGGCTCGGCGTCTTCGCCGTCGCGCGGGTCGGCGAGTTCCGCAACGCCCCGCCGAACGGCGTGTGCTTCGCCGTCTGGGCCGAGCAGCTCGGCGCCGCGGCGACCGGGCACGGCCTCGCCTCGACGACACCCCTGTTCCAGGGCACGGCGCGGCTCTACGTGCCGGGGTTCAGGAAGCCCGACGACGATCTTGAGGTGGAGCTGCTCACGGCGGCCGACCTCTACCTGGGTGCGCTCAGTGGCGGGTTCTCGCTACGAGGCCTGGCGCGCAACGTCGACCTGCTCGGCGAGCAGGGCGAACCGCTGAACTGGAAGTTCGGGCACATCAACATCGACAACAAGATCAGCCGCATGGCGGACATGTCGATCAATGTCGTACTCAAGAACGAGTGGACGCAGGCCGAGTGATCATGATGACCACGATCGAGCAGGGGTAGGAGGGCGGCACGGTGGCAGGCAAGAGCACGGGCATGGGGGCTCAGGTCTGGGTCAGCGGCTACGACGTCGGCGGCTCGACCAACAGCCTGTCCCGCATCAGCGGCGGGCCCGCCCCGATCGACTTGACCGACGTCACGCAGTCCGCGTTCGAGCGCAAGGGCGGCAAGCGCGACGGCGGCATGACGGTCGTGTCGTACTTCAACCCCGACGCCGGTGCGTCGCACGCGGTCTACAGCCCCCTGCCGACCGCCGACGCCCTGTTCACCTACGCCAACGGGACCACGATCGGCGCGCCCGCGGCGAGCGTCATGGCCAAGCAGATCGGCTACGACGGCGCCCGCGCCGACGACGGTGGCTACCTGCTCACGGTCGACGCGCAGGCCAACGGCTACGGCTTGACCTGGGGCAGGCTCGCCACGGCGGGCATGCGCACCGACACCGCCGCAACCGCGGCGGCCGCCGTCTCGCCGTTCGACCAGCTATCGGCCACGCCGGGCGCGTTCGGCCTGGTGATGTTCGTACACCTACAGGCGTTCACCGGGACCTCGGTCACGATCAAGCTGCAGGAGTCCAGCGACAACGCCGGCGACGCCTACGCGGATGTGGCCGGCGCGACGACCGGCGCGCTGACGACGGCGCGGCAGGGCTTGCGCATCGCGACCGGCGCGATCAACGTCGAGCGCTACCTCAAGGTCGTGACAACGGGCACGTTCTCCAATGCGCAGTTCGCTGTGCACGTCTGGCGCCATCCGGTGCAGGTGGACTACTGATGTTCGGCGGGGGCGATCCGTTCGCGAACATCCGGCGACAGGTCAAGGCGCCGGTCACATCGATGCGTACCTATCAGATCGACCAGCCGATCGCCACGCACTACCGGCGCGCCCGTTGCGCCGAGGTGCAGTGCCGGGCCCAGGCCAACGGCTGGCGGATGGGCTACGACCTCACCGACCCCGACCGGCGGGCGGCCGCCCGCTGGATCCGCGACCACTCCGGGCGCACCTACACCCACGAGATCACGGACAACGGCAACAAGATCATCTTCACGTTCGCGGCCGGGCAGGAATGCTTCGAGCAGCACCGCATACCGCTCGGCCGCGAACCGTTCTACGTCGTGCGTGGCGGCGATTTCCGGGGCAACCCTGAGCGCATCCGCAGTACGCACGCGACTGCCGACACCTTCATCGACCAATGGGCCGATGATCTCGACCGCATCAACACCGTAAGGGAGCGTGGCTGAAATGGCTGGAAAGTCAACAGGGCTCGCGTGGACCACGCTCAGCGTGGACGACAGCAGTGGCGCAGTCGAGGCGATCAAGAACGACGTACAGTCGTTCCAGTTCGCGTTGCCGAGGGCCGTCCTCGACGTGACCGGCGTCGACAAGAGTGCGATCGAGCGGCTGGTGTTGCTGGCCGACTTCTCGATCACGCTGACCACCACCGCGATCAACTTCGATGCGTCGCCGAGCTTCTGGGACGTGTTCCACACCGTGCCGAGTACGAGTGTCGCGCGCACCACGACCCTGGTCTTCGCCTCCAAGACCCTGGCCAACGAGGTGCTCTACACGGACTTCAACGTCACCCGCGGGCAAGACGGCTCCCTGGGCGCGTCGGTCCCCGGCGTCCTCGCCAACGGCACCGTGCCGTCCTGGTCCTGACGAGCGGATAGGTACGAGTCAATGGGATTCCAGCGCGGCAGGGTCATTCTCGAATGGCCGGAGGGCCACGAACTGCACGGCCTCGAAGTGCTCGTGAAGCGGCAGCCGTTTGCCGACTTCATGGACACATGGCTGTCCGAGGCGAGCGACGTCACGGCGTTCGACGAGCAGACGCAGAAAGAGCGGGCGATGCGCATGCAGCGTCGCGCCGATACGTTCGTGGAACTGATCGTCGGCTGGAACCTCGAAGACGAGCGCGGTGAGCCCGTCGTTCTGCCGCCGCGCATCGAGGGCGACGCCGAGCGCGACCACGAGCGCTCGCGCATCGTGCATTCGCACTGCGACACGGCGATGCTCGGCGCGATGCGCGACGCCTACGAGGCGGCGACCACCCGGGTGCCGCCCCCTTTGCCGGCGAACTCCGGGCCTGGCTCACCGCCCGAGGCCGGCGGCCCGGCGAAGAGCACGGTGCCGGAGATGCCGGAGGAGTGGGCGATGCCCGGGGCGCAGGAGCCGCTCCCCGCCTGAGTGCCGAGGCCGACGCACTGCTGTTGTTGCACCGGCTGTGCAAGGAGTACGGGTCGCCGCCATCGGTGATCATGCGAGAAGACGCCGGGCTGCTCATGCAGCTCATGGAGGTCGGCGGCATCCTGGCCGACGCCGAGGTGGAGTGGGCGAAGCGAGCCCGGGCGGACGTGACCGAGCAGATGGCGGGGGGAGGGTGGCCCGGTGGGCACAGCTAACGACGTTCGGGTCACCGTGCAGGCCGACCTCAAGGGCGACGGGTTCGCGCAGGCGGCCAAGGGCGCCAAGACCGTGGGCGAGGCCGCGGACGCGGCCGGCAAGCAGCTCAAGGACATGGACGGCAAGCTCGTCGCCGCCAACGAACGGGCGATCAAGCTCGCTCAGGCAGAGGAAAGGGCGGCCGAGAAGACCCGGCGCATGACCGAACAGCTCATCGGGCTGCGCGCCGAGCTGGCCTCCAACGGCGACGAGTCGGGCAAGCTGGCCAAGCGCATCGACCGGCTCGCCACCGACACCCGCTTCGCCGCCGAGGCCACGGAGAACTACCGGCGGGCCGCCAACCGGGCCGCGTCCGAGGCCCGCGAGCAGGCCCGCGCCTACGACCGGGTGGCCGACAACGCCCGCCAGGCAGCTCGGGCGGTCGCGCTGCTCGGGGCCGCGGCCAGCCTCTCCCCTAACGGCAAGGGCGGCGCGGCCAGCGGGTTCCTGGGCGGGCTCGGCAGCCTCTCGGAAGGCTTCCTCAAGCAGGGATTCGGCGGCGCCGGCTCGGCCCTTGAGGGCACCCTCGGCACGCCGGTCGTCGGTCCGGCCCTGCTCGCCGCCGGTGCGGCGGCCGCCGTCCCCGCGGCGAGCTTCCTCGGCGGCGCAGCCGGCGGTGCGGTCGGGCTCGGCGGCGCGGCGGCAGGCGCGGGCCTCGGGCTCGCCGGCGCGTGGGAGTCGGACCCGGCGAAGTTCAGCAGCATGTGGAATTCGAGCATCGACAAGGTCGAGAAGCGCTGGATCAGTAGCTCACGAGCGTTCGGCGATGAGCTGACCGGCGCACTCAAGACCGCCGATCAGACCCTCGAACGCCTGCCCGTCGAGAAGGTTCTCGCCCTGTCGCAGAGCTTCGTCGCACCCCTGGCGACCGGCGCCGGACAGGGGATCGCCGGGGCGGCCAACGGCTTCGCCGACGCCCTCGAACACGCCGAAGTGATCGTCGACAAGATCGGCCCGAAGATCGGCAACTTTGGGCACGACGTCGGCGACGCATTTCGGATCATCAGTCAAGGCAGCGAGGGCGGCGCCGACGCCCTCGGCGACCTGGTCGACGGCATCGGCTACGCGGTCAAAGCCACGGCCGTCCTGATCCTGGGGTTCGAGAACGCATACGAGTCGATCAGGAACTTCGTGGTCGAGGCCAACACCGCGATCACGACCATGCCCGGGCTCGGGCCGGCCGCCTCGGCGGCCGAGAGCTGGCTGTTCCGGATCGGCGACACGGCGACCGTCGCGGGTCACGCACTCAAGGATGCCGGGGGAACCGCGCACGACACGGCCTACGACTGGGGCGAGATGGGCCGGGCGGCGGCCGAGGCCGCGATCGACGCCGGCAACCTGAACAAGGCCCTCACCGACCTGCGCGCCACCCAGCTGGCCGCGGCCGACGCGACCCTGGCCATCGCGCAGGGCTGGCTGGACCTCGGCGACTCGTTGAAGGAGGGCAAGAAGTCCCTCGACTCCACCTCGCAGGCCGGCATCGACCACCAGAAAGCCATCCTCGGGCAGGTCGAGCTACTCGAACGCCAGCGCGAAGAGACGATCAAGAACGGCGACCAGACCGAGGCCACCGCGGCGCAGGCGAACGCGGCCTACGACGCCGGCATCGAGCACATCCGGGCCGTGGCCCGGGCGGCCGGCTATACCGACGAGCAGATCAACCAGCTGCTTGCGAGCTACGGTGCACTGCCGCCGACGGTCACCACCAACATTCAGACCCCGGGCCTCGACTCCGCCCTGTCGAAGGGCATCTCGCTCGGCAACGCCCTTAACCGGATCGACGGGCAGACCTACGCCGCGCAGGTGGTCGTGCACTACCGGACCGAGGGCCAGAGCCTCAACGCCCCCCTGCGGACCGGTGGCATCGGCCACGCCGCGGCCGGCGGCGGGCAGTCCGGGCTGACCGAGGTGGGGGAGGAGGGCCGCGAGCTCGTGCGCCTGCCGCAGGGCACGATGGTCTATCCGCACGCCAACGCCAACCAGATGTCCATGCAGGCCGCGGCCAGGTCGGGCGGCGGCAGTGGCATCGAGCTGCGCATCACGGGCAACGGACCGTCCTACGACTGGATCAACCAGGGGCTGCAGAACGGCGATATTCAGGTCCGCGCGTCCTGGATCACGGACAACTAGGAGAGACCATGTCACGGCAGAGTTTCGCGGCCTCGGACATCACCGACTGCCCGCCGGCGAGCCACACCGCGGTCGCCAACACCACCACGCGGACCAACCTGTGGGTGCCGGCGCTGTGGACGCCGATCGGCGCCTACGATCCGAAGCCGGGCAAGTTGTACATCCTGCGTTGCGGCGGCGTGATCAGCACGACGGGCACGCCGACACTCACGGTGAACATCAACTACGGCGCGTCGGCGACGCCGGCATCCAATCTCGCGCTCGGCGCGGCAGTCGGCCCGTTCACCCTGGCCACCCTCTCCGCCGCCCCCTGGTATGCCGAGTTCGTGCTGGGCTTCCGTCAGCTCGGCATCGCGGCCAGCGGCGCGACGGCGACCGGCAACGGATTCCTCGCGCTCGGCCCGTCCGGCTCACAGTCCTACCAGGCGCTCGGCGGCACGGTGGTCACCACGGCCGACCACACCACCGCGCAGGGCCTGGTGCTCGATGTCACGTGGGGCACGGCGTCGGCGAGCAACACGATCACTGCGCAGTTCACCTCGCTACAGAGCCTGAACTAGGACTCCCACCCGATGCCGATCCCGTTCGTCCCGAGCACCGTTGCGCCGACTCATCCGGGCCGGTTCCGCAGCGACGCCCCGGCGCGGTCGGTCGCAGGTCTCGATGCCCTGGCGCCGGCGCAGCGGCTCGGCGGGCCATTCCTGCCGGACGTGTTCCCGGTCGGCGGGCAGGGCCTTGAGGCCGCGTTCGGCGCCGACCTGTCCGCCGACCCGGATACATGGGAGTTCACGGACGTCACCACGCCGTACGTGCAATGGGACCCGGGCTTTACGATCACGATCGGTAGCACCGGCACCGTCGACCGGCGCCTGGTCGCGTCCAGCCTGACCGCCGTCCTCCGCAACGACCAGGACGGCGGCGGCGACTGGACGATCGGCAACGCGACCGGCCGCTGGGGCTCGCAGCTGCGCGAGAACACGCCGATCCGGGCCCGCCTCGATATCGGCGCCGGGGCGGTCAACCGGTTCTGCGGCTACCTGACCAGCGTCCCGCCGACCCGCACCGCCGGCGACGGCAACTTCGTGGCGCTGACCGCGCACGGTGCGTCGAAGCGGATCGCCAAGGGCAAGAGCAAGGCGTTCTCGTCGTTGCGCAAGAGCCTCGACCGGGCCATCCCGTCGGCCTACTGGCCCCTGGAAAAAGGCACCGGCGGCACCGTCGGAGCATCGGCCACCACCGGCGTGCCCGACATGACGGTGACCGCGGGCAGCGTGAGCTTCGGCACCGCCGACGACAGCCTGCCGAGCTCACTCCCCCTGGCGCAGCTCAGCAAGGATGGCGTGGCCGGCCAGCTGACCGGCGTGATCCCGACGCAGTTCAGCGCGGCGATCGTCGGCGCCGTGAACTGGTCGATCGAGTTCGTCATGAAGTCGTCGGCCATCGGCGCGGGCGAGTCGGTCGCCGTCGTCGACTGGACCGTGCGCGGCACCATCGACCTGTGGGGCATCTTCCTTGCCCCGGCGGGGGAGGGTGGCCTCAAGCTGCAGTACGTCAACACGTCCGGCGGCACGGCCTCGTTCCTGTCGAACCTCGGCTACGACGACGGCGACTGGCACCACGTCCGGATCGACTGCCAGCAGACCGCTGGCATCGCCGCACAGGTCACCGTCGATGGCGTGCAGATCATCGACCAGTCGACGACCGGCACCAACGGCGAGGTTACGACCCTGATCGTCAACCCGCTGTCGGAGTCCGGCACCACGGTCCCGTCAGTCGGGCACTTCGCCGTCTGGAACGGCGCCCGGCCCAACACCGAGGACACCTACGACGCGTTCCGCGGACATGCCGGGGACACGGTGGCCGAGCGCATGTTGCGGCTGGCCGATGAAGCCGACGTGCTGCTGGACATCATCGGCCCGGCCGACGACCACGTGGGACCGCAACGCGCCGGGGCCTTCCTCGACCTACTGCAGGACGCGATCGACGTGGACGCCGGGGGCATTCTGGTCGACGGCGTGGGCTGGGGCCTGACCTACTACACCCGGCAGTCCGCCTACTCGATTGACGCGTGCCTGACCCTCGACTCGGCCGATGGCGACTTCCCCTCCCCGCTTCCTGCGACACACTCCGATCAGAACCGGATCAACAAGTACACCGCGACCGACCCACTGACCAACGCCGACAGGACGTTTGAGCGCACCGACGGGCCGATGGGCTCGGATCCGGTGACCGGCGTCGGGACGTACGACCAGGGCGACCGCTTCCGGGTCAACACCCCGGATCAGCTCGGCCAGCTGGCCGCGTGGGCCGTCGGGCAGGGCACTGTCCCCGGGCTGCGCTGGCCCGCCATCCCCGTTGAGCTGGCTAAGCCGCTCACCTCCGCCAAGGCCACTGACTGGCTGGCCGCGCACCCGCTCTGCCGGGTCGACGCGCTCGGCATCTCGACCGGCTACCTCCCCGATCGCCGGCTGATCCTGCGCGGCTGGGTCGAGCGCTGGAACAGCCGGCGATGGTGGCTGGTGCTGTCAACCGGCACCTACGACGAGTACGCCGTGAGCACGGTCGCGGTCGGGACCGGCGACGTCAGCGAGTTCGCTTCGTGGTACGAGGTCGATCAGGACGTGGTCACGGCCGCCCTGCTGCCGACCGGCGGCACATCGGTCACGGTGAACACGAGCGCGACGGGCACCGTGCTCACCCATCCTGCCGTGAGTACCTACACTGATGATCTTCTGGGGCTGTACGTGGACCTCGACGGGCTGAAGGTCGGCGTGACGGCCATCTCGGCACCGTCCGGCGGCCAGCAGACCCTCACCCTGACCGGCTCGGACGTCGTCCGGCCGGTGCCGGCCGGCACGCCACTGCTGGCCTGGGACCCATTCATTGCAGGGCTGTAGGAAGGCACATCGATGACGTTCTACGCCCTCCAAAAGGTCCGGGCTTCCAAGCTCAACGAACTCGTCCCGCTGCTCGTGCGCAAGGGCACCGACGAGCCGGTCACCAACGCCACCACGGGCACCACGCTGCAGGACGACAACGAGCTGTTCATCACGGGCACAGCCGGGGTAACCTACGGCCTGTCGGTCTCGCTGCTGGCGATCGAAGCCGCCGGCACCGGCATCGATATCAAGATCGCGTGGACGCAGCCGAGCGGCTGCACCCTGGATCTTGCCGTGAGTGCGCCGCATACAGCGTGGTCGGCCTCGGCGGCCACGCTCGAAACCGAGTGGGCATCGTGGTCCGGCGAGACTGGATCGCCCACCTCGACGATCAACTTCGGCACGACGAACTCGGCCAAGTTCGGCTACAAGTTCGACGGGGCCTGGCAGGTCGGCTCGACCGGTGGAGTGCTGCGGCTGCAGTGGGCCCAGGTCAACAGCAGCGCGAGCGCGCTCACCGTCAAGGCCGGTTCGATCATCAAGGCGTGGCCGATCCCATCGTGACCGATGCTCGCGATCACGGCGTATGATCCGGTCATGACCTGGAGAGCTGCACGCTCGCTGCTCGTGCTGCACGCGCAGCTCGCGGCCGGCGCACCGCGGGCCGCGCCGCCGGCGACCCCGGCCGACGCGTGGGGCCTGATCGGCGACGCCGAGCACGACCCGACGAGCGACCACACGCCGCACGACTTCGCGGGCTGGGGCTCGCAGATCGTCACGGCGGCCGACTTCCCGAACCGGCCGGACCTCGGCCTCGACGCGCACAAGGTGCTCGACGATATCCGGCGCGCCCGCGACCCGCGGGCGAAGTACGGGATCAGCAACAGCGAGATCTTCTCGAACCACCCGGTGACCGAGCGCGGTCACAGCTACGACGCGTGGACATGGCGGCCGTACTACGGCGACGACCAGCACAAAGAGCACGGTCACCTGTCGGTGGTCGGCGATGCGAGGGCCGACGGTACGCAGCCGTGGCCGACGATCGGAGGGACCGAGATGGCCAACGCGGCCGAGATCAACGCCAGCCGCAACAGCTGGGCGGCGACGCAGCTCATCGAGTCGTACGAGGTGTACCCGGGGGATCAGGACGGCTCCAAGTCCGTGCCCGTCAAGAACCCCCTGGCGGCGGCGATCAAGCAACTGCTGGCCGCGGCCACGGCTGACCAGGTCCGTGACGACGCGCTCGCCGCGGCCGTGAAGGCCCTGGCGATCGGCTCGGGGATCGACGCCGACGGGCTGATGGAGCGGGTGGAGGCAGCCATCGCGGACGCCGTCAAGCCGCTGCAGGCCCGCAATGAGATGCTCGCGAAGGCCCTCGCCGCCGCGGGCGGCGCGCTCGGCAGCGCCGACGACTGATTCCCGGCCCGGCGCGTAGCTGCTACGATCATCGCGTATGCCGGGCGGCGTGCGATGACAGAGCCCCGGGAGGTCCACTCCCCGGGGCTCTGTTGCGTCCGGACTCAGCTCACCCGCTCGTCGAGCAGGGCCAGGATCGCCCGCATCACGGGCCACGGCGCCGCCGCGTCGGCCGCGGCCTCGGCGGCCATGACGACGCCCTCGTGGACCGGGGTCGGCTCGGCGGCCACCGAGTTGGCCTCGGACACGAACACGTGCAGCTGACGGTGGACCTGCCCGCTGTCGAGGGTGGCCGAGGCCACCAGGTCGGCGCCCTTGCGCTGCTCGACCCGGATCCAGCCGCCGCCGCCCGCGTAGCCGATCTTGATCCGGGCGTCGTCCTCGCCCGCGAACACGTATTCGTGCCCGGCTTCGATCGCGGCCAGGGCCCGGCCGCGGAGCTGGTAGGTGCTGGTGGTCTGCAACGTCGTCATGCCAGTAGTCTACCATGCATCGCGTACTCCGGCAAGCCGCAGCCGGACGCTCAGCCAGAACGGCGGCTGCGGATCGTCGTACACGATCGGGTCAGTCATGCGGAGGTAACGCAACGCCGGCTCGCGCACGGCCCATGCCGGGTGCTGGGCCAGCTGCTCCATCTCGGCCCGATCACGCAGCAGCCGCCGCCGCTCAGCCCGCCTCATGTCGAGGCCTTGGCCAGCTGCACGCGCTCGGCGTGTGGCCTGTTCATCATGCGCGGCACGTGGCCCCGGCGTACGGTCCAGCAGATCCAGGCCCGGAAGCACCGCGGGCAGCGCGGCAGCGCCCACCAATCCAACCCAACCATGATCACGACCTCCCTTCCGTCTGTTTCGTGGTCTCGCATCGGTGCCGGGCGTAGGGCTTCCAGGTCGCCACACTGAACGGCGTTACCTGGTCACAGTGGTAGCAGCGGAAGCGCGGCGGGCCGGGGCGCGGGGGCGGCGGCACGTACACCTCGCCGCGCAGGACGGCCTTCAGTTCCAGGATTCCCACGATGCGCACCGGGCGCTCGGCGTCGCCGTGGTCGGCGAGCATAGCCCCGTTCGGCACCCATGACACCGTGCCGTCCTCCGCCTCGGTGCGCACGTACGCGGCCCAGGCCCGCCGTGGCCGCCCCGGCAGGTCGCCGATGCAGCGCAGGGCCAGGGAGGCCACCACGGCCCCGTCGGCGGCCAGCGCCAGGGCGAGGGTGGCCCAGACGAACCATGCGCCGCCCTCCGCTGCCGCGGCGGCCAGCTGGCGCAGGCCGAGCGGCGTGCCGGAGGTGGCGAGGTCGTAGGGCTCGGCCGGCCGGAGCACGACGTACGCGAGCTTCGCCGGCGGTGCACCCGCGCCGAGCTCGGCCACGGCGCGATCGTGCGCAGCAGCCGAGCTCGGCAGACCGGGATACTTCATGGCACGAGATATTCGACATGGCAGGTCTGGCGCCCGGACTTCACCGGGCCGTTGCCGAGATCCACGATCGTGACCAGGCACGACTCTTGCGACGAGTTACCCTTGACGTCGAGTTCGATCTTGTCGTGACAGACCACCGTGACCAGCGCGCTCCACTCCCCGCCCCACGCGATGTGCCCCGGCGGGTTGCGGTGTGACGACAAGTTGGCCGCCGGCACCTTGGTCCCGTTCTTGGTGTAGTACACCTCAGGTACGATCCTGGTCTGCGAATCCCAGGTCGCATGCACGCTGACGTCGCGCTTGCCGCGGTCGTCACAAGCGCCGGGGTCGGCTTGCGGCCCTGGCTGGTTGGCCTCGGGCGGCGGGGGTGGCGGCTTTGCCTGCCCCTGGTCCGCGCGCTGCTTGGGTGGGTGAGCACCGCCGGGCGACGACTCAGAGCCGCAGCCCGCAAGGGCCAGCAGGAGGGCGGCCAGCACCACCGCGCCGAGCGCACTCCGGCGCTTCACTGCTCACCGCGCAGGGCCTGCTCGATACGGTCGAGCGCAGCCAGCATGAGCGTCCCGCCCTGCATGCCCATCATCTTGCGCCGCATCTCGGCCACGTCGGCCAGCGCGGCGGCCGTGCGGTCGCTGACTCCGGTGCGCTGCTCGGCGGGGGTGGTCGCGGGTAGGGCCAACGCGTCTTCGACCTTGCAGATGTTCTCGCGGAAGCGGGAGCGATTGTCGTGGTCCGGGATGATCTCGGCGATCACGTCGGCCTTGAGGAAGCCGAGCAGCGTGAGCGCGGCGGCGGCGCGGGCGGTCAGGGCCTCGATCTTACCCTGGTAGCCGCGGCCCGGCCGCCGAACGCGCGCCGGCTCGCCGATGCCCGCCGCCGCGAGCAGCCCGTGCGGGTCGTGCTCGGCCGCCACGGCGTGGATGGCGTGGCCGGCCGGGTAGCCGCACTGCTCGTTCGTACGGACAACGCCGTTCAGAACGCCTAGGTCGCGCCAGGCCACGCACACCATGCCGCCGGGGCGGCTGGGCTCGAAGGCGTGGATCTCGCCGGACTGCAAGGCCATGATCAGCCGCCCAGCTCGATGCGCTCGATGTCCGCGGCCCAGATGTCCGCAAGCTCGACGGCGTCGGTCTCGGTCCAGATGTGGTCGGCGCTCTCGCCGGTCCACGCCAGCACGGCGCTCTGCTCGTGCTCCGGTAGCCCCAGGCGGGCGGTCAGCTCGGCTACGTCCATGGTGGCCTCCGTGTCGATGGTTCCGGTCTCTGTCATAGCTCTACAGTACACCATGCATCGCAGACGTGTCAAGGGTTTCGATGCGGACGAGCACGCCGCAGCCGCTGGTCAGCGTGAACGGCGGCCCGGTCTTGCGCACGCGCAGCTCGGCCACCTGGTTGTCGTTGAGGATCACGCCTCCGCGGTACCGCGGGTTGCGGGCGTCGCTGGCGATCGCGTCGAGCAGGTTTCTGGTCAGCTTGTCGAGGTCGCCGGCATTGACGCGCAGCGGGTCGACGGGCAGGCAGAACGTCGCGACGACCAGCACGGGGCCAGCGGTCGGGTCCCGGCGCTCGCCGACGCACCAGGGCGGTATGCGCCGCTGGTAGTCGTCACGGACCGCCGAGGCCATCAGCGCGCGCCAAGTCGACGACCCCCCGACGCCTTCCTCCATCGCCAGGGTCTGCCGGTTGCGGACCCGCATCGAGCCCTTGGTCTTGGGCCGGCCGGCGACGAACGTGTCCACGAGGATCACTTGCGCGCCTCTCTGACCGCCCGAGCCCGAGCGCTGGTGATCGCGCCCATCTCGCGAATGTCGATCGAGCGGGCGCCGAGCGCGATAGCCGCATCGCGCTTCGCGTCGGTCACGTCGTAGTGCCAGCGGCCATCGCCTTTGTCCTGGTACCAGGAACGCAGCAGGCCGATACGCTCGGCGAACGCGTGCAACTCCTCCGGCGTGTCCGCGGTCAGGTGCGACCAGCGGCCGCGTATCCGACCGACTCGCGCCGGTACGCGGTAGTTGTCCACATAAACAGTCACGTCGTCAGCCCCGGGCGCTCGCGCAGCCAGGCACGCATCTCGGCGACGACGCGCTTGCGCTCGGTGGTGCTGGGCCGCGTCCTGCTGAACCGCTCCTTGAAGTCGCTGGGGATCAGCAGGTAACAGCGGCGGCAGGCGACGTGCCGGCTCAGCGTCTGCTCGCCACACCCCGGGCATGGGGCCAGCGACACGGCGCCGGGGGCGGGCTCGGGCGCACTCACAGGCACGGCCCGGCGTCGAGCTCGGTCAGCAGGGCGGCCAGACGCTCGGCGTTGTCTTCCATGTAGGTCTCGATGTGCGGGTGCGGGCAGCAGTCGTACACGCCGTGCGGGTCTGGCTCACTGCCGTTGTAGTCCAGCCCGGTGTGCTGGTTGTCGCAGACCGGGGCGACCCCGGTGCGGCTCTCGGTGTCTGTGTCGATCGTTCGCCACTGCATGCGCCGAGTCTACCATGCATCGCGTACCTTCGGCAAGGTGACCGGCCGGAGGGTGGCCTAGTGGATCCGCGGACCGTTACGCTGTCGGCCAGCGGCGTACCGCTGACGGAGGGGCCGGAGTGCATGAATGAGCACGGCGCAGCAGCAGCACGGCTATCGCTGGCGGGCGGCTTTCACGGCCCTGCGGGACGTCGGGACTACGGGCATCGCCCTGTGGGGAGTGTGGCACCAGGAGCACACGGGAAAGGTCAACCCGTGGTTGCTGCTGACGTACGTCGTGATTCTCGGGATCATTCCCGCTTCCCACGCGCTCGCGTTGCTGCGCGCGCCCTCGCCCCCGGGCTCGCCGGACACGGAACAGGCCCCCGCCAGCGCGCTTGGACCGCGGTAATCGGGGGCGTGCTCTTCGTGCTCGTCGCGGCATCCCTGCTCGCCCAGCACCTCGGGCATTAGGACCGGCCGGTCAGATCGGCGAACAGCAGCCCGAGCGCGGTCGCGGCCTGGAGCGGCACGACGCCGTTACCCGCCCGTGCGAGGGCCGGGTTGCGGTCGAGTACCGACGTGAGGTGGCCGGCGGGCAGCATCATCAGCCACTCGCTGAACGCGGCGGCCAGGCGCCGCCCGCCCTTCGGCCCGATTTCCATGGGCTCCGGGGCGGGGCGGCCAAGCACTGCCTGGTGCCGCGCGATGGCCTCGGCGTACTTCCCCCAGCCAGGCATGAGCAGTTGCACCTGGTCACCGAGGTTGATCGTGTGACCGGACTCCATCCGGCGGCGCATGTGCTCGATCGAGCCCTGCCCGCGCGCACCATCGCCGTCACGCGCGTTCGGCGACCGCAGGAGCTCCAGCCGGGCCAGTGCGTCACTCGCTCGACGCACTGGCCCGGCGCCGCCGCCCTGGTTGCTGCCGTAGCTGACCGCGCTCGGCGTCGGCAGCAGCGAGGGAATTGACGACAGGCCGTTGACACCCCCATCGCTCTTGCGCGAGGCCGGGCCCATCGTGTGGTCGAGTGCGCGCGGGCTAGGGAGGTAGGCGGCGGCGTGCTGGCCGCAGGTCTGCACCTTGACCTGCGCGGCGTGCGGGGTAGCGCGGGTGCGGCAGGCCAGCAGGAATACGCGATGCCGGTGATGGGCCGCGCCGACCGCGCAGGCGCCGAGCAGGCACCACCGCACGTCGTAGCCCAGGTCGAGCAGGTCGGCCACGATGCCGTCGAAGATCGGGCGCATCTTGCCGCGGGTCAGGTTGGCGACGTTCTCGAAGACCACGGTCGCGGGCCGGTGCAGCTCGATGCCCGGTCGCCAGAACGGCCAGAGGTGCCGGGGGTCGGCCTCGCCGAGCTGCCGGCCGGCCGCGCTGAATCCCTGACACGGGATGCCCCCGCACTGCACGTGCGTACGTTCGGCCCGCTCCCAGAACCCCGGCTCCGTGAAACTGCCAAGGTTGGGCACCTCGGGCCAGTGGGTCTTGAGTACGAGCGACGCATCGGCGTCGATCTCGCTGTGCCAGCGCACGTCGACGTGCTCGCCGAGCCAGAGCCGCAGAGCCATTTCGAGGCCGCCGTAACCGCTGGACAGGGACGCGACCGTTACCGTCATGGGACGAGTCTACCATGCATCGCGTACAGGTCAACCCCCGGCGTAGTGATCTTGGCGTCCGGGTACTGATCGGGCATGGAGATCCTGGTCTTGATCCTGCTCATCCTCGGGTTCGTGTGCTTCCTGATCGCCGCCTTCGCTCCCACGCTGCCCAGCCGGCCAGCCCTCGTGCCCCTCGGACTCGCCGCGTGGATCCTGACCGCGATCATCGCCACCGCACAGGCATTGCAGCACTGACGCCCGGTGGCCCGATCGTCCGGGACCGAACGTTCATCGGATTCTGCACGTGCGGGTGGCAGGATGGCCCGCATGGGTGAGCGTTCCCGCTGGTTGTTGTTGGTGCTGAGCCTGATCGTCGGGTTCGGCGGGCTGACCGTCGGCGGCATCCTGTACACCAACTCCGTCGAGCAGCGCACCCGGCAGGACATCGAGCGGGTGCAGGACGAGCAGCAGCGCGACCTCTGCGATTTCGTCGGCGCCGTCTATCCCACCGACCCGGCCGCCCCGCGGCCCAGCTCATCGGTGGGCGCCGCGCAGCGGGCGGCGGCCGAGACCTACCAGCACCGCCGCTGCACCGCCCCGCGGCCGTCCTCCACCCGCTAGTCAGGCGTGCGCCCTGATCCAGGCCTCGATGCTGTCGAGCAGAGCGTGCGCGTGGTTCGTCCGAGCCGTCTGCCGCAGGGCGTAGAGGTCGCGCAGGACGTCGCGGGACGTGTCGCCGTCCGGCAGGTTCTCGTCCAGCGCGGCGGCGTGCAGCGCGCCGAGCTCATGCGCAAGCAGCGGCTCGGCGCGCATGCCCTGGATCTTGATCCGGTGTTCGGCGTCGATCAGCCCGCGGAGCCACAGGTTGGACGTGGTGCGGTAGGTGCGGGACTCGACCGGCGCGTCCCGGCCGGCGATGTAGGCGTCGAGCAGAGCCCGGCGCTCGGCGCTGCTCAGTGAGATCGTCATGCCAATAGTCTACCATGCATCGCAGACGGGAGCAAGGCTCTCGACGGGCTCGGCCGACCGGCGCACACTGTGACCATGACGCTGTTCAAGAAGATCAAGTTTAGGCCCGTGGCCTGGATGACGTGGGTGCTCGGCGTGCTCGTCACCGTCGAAGCCGTCAACGAGGGGGCGCACCTGCTGCCTGCCGGCTGGACGCCGTACCTGCTCGGCGCGATCGCCGTGCTGACCGCCGTGCTGGGCAAACTGGCTCATGGCGCCGTGACGCCTCTCGCGCGGCCGCGGGACGACGCCGGCACGCCGCTCGTGCCGAAGTGGGCGGCGCAGGACGGCCAGACGCCCCCGAGCACTCCGGGCGGAGGCATCGGGGGCGCCGGGATGCGCAGCTGGTAGGTCAGGCGACCTTGACCGCGCTGGTCTCGGCCTTGATCTCGTCGAGCATCGTGAGGACGTAGTCCACGGCGTCACTGATCAGGTTGAGGATCTCCGTCACCGCGTCCTTGTTGATCGGGCCGGAGAATCCGGTGCCCGTGAAGGCCCAGCCCCGCAGCCGAGCGCTGGTGTTGTTGATCAGCCACGCGTACTCCGCGTCTGCGCAGTCGCGTGCCTGGGCCGCGGTGAGGGTGTCGTCGTCGGCCCAGCCGTCCGCCATGGCCTGAATGTTCCAGTCCGGCGAGGTGATCGTGATGACGTCCATGGGAAGACCTCCGTCTGTGTGTCGTTCTTGCTGATGTGACTACAGTATCCCATGCATCGCATACTGTCAAGCCCGGCCGCCAAGATCTTCCGCCGGACACAGATCAGGGCCCCCTCGCTCGTGGCGTCATCGGGGGCCCTGATCTTTATGTGCACCGTGTGCGCGCCGGGACGGTGCGAGCCCGGCTGGAAGTCCCCGGCATCGGCGGGCCTGGGGTTGCGCGGGTGGAACGCCTAGTAGTAACCCCTGGTCACGAGCAGGTAGCCAGCGACCACGAGCACTGCGAGTTTCAGCAGCCCGAGCAACGTCACGAATATCCACAGCGCTCGCCAGGCGCGATCCTCGCGGGTCACCTTGCTACATCCCCGGACCGGCGGGCGCCGGCGCGGGGCCGCCCTGCTGGGCGATGAACTGCGCGCGCTGCTGCGCGGCCAGCTCGGGCGGGAGGGTGGCCAGCCAGGCCTCGACGCCGGGCGGCAGGGCCGGGCCCGCGGATGCGGCGGGAGCCGGCACGGGGGCCGAGACCGGCGAGGCCGCGGGCTGCTGGCCCGGCATGTAGTAGCCCTGCGGGACGCCCGCGCCGTCGTTCGGCGTGGCGTAGCCCTGCGGCATGTACGGCGACTGCGCCGGCTGCGGCGCGTAGGCCGGCGGCACCGGGGCCGCGTACTGCGGCTGGGTGGGGGGCTGCTGGGGCGGGCCGTAGTTGACCTGCGGGGGGGCGCCGTAGCCCTGCGGCGCGGCGGGGGCGACCAGGCTGCGCGGCTCGGGGCTGACGAACTGGCGGGGCGCGCCGGGAGCGGCGTGCTTGTCGGCCCAGATCTTGCCCCACAGGGCCATGGCCGCGTCGTGGCGCTGCTGGCCGTCCGGCCGGGCGTTGCCCTCGACGTCGGTGGAGCACTTGGTCAGCATGAACGGGCGGTTGCCCATCGTGCCCTGCTGGATCACGCCGAGCCTGCCCGCTTCGTTGTTGCTCAGAGCCTCGCGCACGGCGGCGACGATCTGCGAGCCGCGGTCGTTGACCCCGGTGAAGCGGCACGGCGTGTCGACCTCGTGGGTGTTGGGCCGCTGCTTGGCCGGATCGCGGTCCTGGTTGTCGCCGTAGCGCAGCGGGCCGCCGTCGACCACGGTCAGATTGAAGTACGCCTCGGGGCGATTGACCGGTGGGTTGACGCTCGTGTCCATCGCCGTCTCGTCCACGCGCAACGGCTCGATGATGACGGTCCGGCCGACCAGGTGGCGCGGCTTTGGGGCGCGCACGCCGCCCTGCTTGCCGCCGTCGCCGAGCGCCGGGGCGGGTGGCGCGATGCCCTGCCCGCCCATCGGCGGCTGCTGTGGCGCGTACTGCTGCTGCACCGGCGGCTGGCCGTAGGCCGGCTGGGCCGGAGCGTACTGCTGGTAGTTCGGGTAGGTCACGGTGACCCTTTCGGTTGCGCGGCGGGCTCGATGCCCTGGCAATGTTCATGTGGTGCGTGCCCCGGGCCGGAGTCGAACCGGTAGCCCTGCGCCGTGTGGCGCGGCTCCCATTGAGCACCCCGGGGCCCTTGATCTACCGGCTGTGCCCGGGCGGGGGATTCTCCGTCACCGGGTGCCGCGGGGTGCTGATGGCGAACGAGTCACGCGCGATCCGGCGCGTCCGCTCGGCCTCCTGGGGGTTGAGGATCTTTGCGTTGCCCTCGCCTCCGAGCTGCACGCTCGGGTGATGCCCCTTGGCCATGTCTCTCCCTGTGGTCGATATGCCGTACAAGAGGAACTCTACACCATGCATCGCAGACCGTCAAGCCTTGCGCATCGTTGCCTTGGCGTCCGTGGGGGCGGCTGGCCAGAGCGACCGGGCGCGCTCCTGCACGGTCATCCGCACGGGCGCCGCGGCCAGCCGGGCCGCCCTCGCCTGCGCCACGATCCTGGGCAGCTCGGTGCGCACGATCTGCACGCACTCGCCGCACCAGTCCGCGCGCTCGCCACCCAGCAGCAGGTTGCGGGCGGCTCCGGCGTCGTGCTCAGCGATGTGCCGCCGGCACGCGTCGCACGTGATGATCATCATCAGCTGGGCCCCTGCAGCCAGAGGTACGCGGCGACGACGGCCAGCAGCAGGGCGAGCAGGATGGCCATCAGGACCGCGCGGCTCGGCTCGTCGTCGCTCATTTGACCACCGACCGCATGCCGATTACTGCGGCCCGGATGGTGGTTTTCTGGGCGGCGGCCAGGGCCTCGACGATCATCTGCACTACCCGCGTCGCGCCCTCGACGCTGACGCCGGATATCAGCGCGAGATCCTGCATGATGGGCTCGTCGGTGTCGTCGAGCATCTCGCGCAGGATCTCCACCGCCGCGCCGAACCCCTGGTCGAACCCCTCGGCGCCGATCTCGACAAGGGCCTGTTCGAGCTTGACGCGCTGTTCATCGAGGCTCATCGCCCGGCCGCCTTCGCCGGGCAGGCCCAGCGGACCGGGCAGCCACCGCAGAACGACGACGGCCGGGCCGGGGTCGGGCCCTGGGTCAGGGCGAGGCGGGCAGCGTGGCCAGTGGCCACGTAGTAGCGGAACCACTCGTCGGGGTAGCGCGCGTCGAGGTCGACCTCGGTGGTCCAGACACCCTTGCGAGCGTCGAAGAACGAACCGAGGATCTTGACATGCGGCGGCACGCCGAGCAGGCGCAGGACGTTCCGGTACTCGCCGAGCTGACTCTCCTTGGCGTTGCGCATGTCGCCGGTCTTGTAGTCCCGGATGATCAGCGTGATCGAGAGGTCCGGGTTCTTGCGGAACGTCACCCGATCGATGATCACCTTGTACGGGATCACGCCGTAGGGCGTCTGCGTGTCGACCTCGACGACGCGTTCCAGCTCGATCGCCGGCTCGGGCGGCCCGGTCATCACGTACGCCGCGGGCAGGGTGGCAGTCGGCTCAGCTGGCCGGGCCTTGAGGTAGCGCTCGATCATCTTGGGGCCGTTCGCGTTCCACCAGGTTTCGTTCTCGGCGCCCTGCTTGCTGGCGCGCCAGCGGCCCCGCGGCACCGGCGACGTCGCCTCGATCTTCTGGCACTCGGCCGTGAAGCAGGTATCCCATTCGAACCGAGCGTCAGCCTCGGTGAAAGCGCCGTGCCCGGGCTGGCCGGCCATGGCCGCGCCCGCGGCAACACCGCGCTCGTACGCCTCGACCCACGCGTGAAACGCCGAGCCGCCGATGAATGCCCACTGGGGAATCTCGGGCAGCTTGCCGCACGCCGTGGTCGCGGCGTGGTCGATGCGGGTCAGCCGGTACTTGACCGGGCACTCGCCCGCCGTCTCGATCTGGCTGTGCGAGATGTGGACAGGGAGGGCGGCCGGCGGGACCGGGGTCAGCAGCTCGGTGAAAGTGGCCGGGACGCCACCCGGCGGCACGTAGGCGTGGTCGTACCCGGCCCCGGCGTTGCCGGGCTGGCCGAGCAGCGGGACGGGCGGAATGGTGGCGCTCACGGGCATCGTCTCCAGGATCGTGCGCGCGGAGTTGCGGGCGGGGTCGCTGAGCAGCTCGGGCTCGGCCGGGTCGGGATAGGTGAAGCGGGTCACCGGGACGCCCGCGCGCTCGGTCGCAGCCATGCCCTGGTCACCGTCCGGCATTGTGTCGGTGACCGTCTGGTCGCGGACCGAGCCCGGCGTCAGCGGCGGGGTGCCGGGGATGTCCTCGGCCTCGCCGCGTACGTAGGCGGCCACCTCATCGGCGCTGGCCAGCCACTCCGGATCGGTCCGGCCGGTGAGCTCTTCGGCGATCTTGGCGATCGGGTTGCCGGCGTGCACGGCAGCCACCTCCGGGGCCGCGGCGTCGAAGAATGCGGTGAACGTCGTTTCGGCATCCGGGGCGTCGGCGATCAGGCGGCTCTTGATCAGCTCGTCGAGACCGGCACCGTCGCCGATCGCCGGGGTCTGCATGCGGTGGGCGGGGTGGCTGACGAAGCGGCCGCACTGGTCGCCCGCGCCGTTGCGCTCGACCATCGCCGTGCAGACGTGGCCGGTGCCGCCGGGGCCAACCTCGAACTTGTGCACGGGCTCATCGAGGCCGGCGTTCACGGCGGCGTAGTCGACGGGCGCCGCCCCATCCGGGGGCTGCAACTGGCCCGCGGGGGCGCGGCGCGGCTGGTCAAGCCGCTTGATCAGCTTGTCGAGCTCGGCCGCGGCGTGGCGGAGGGGGTCGACGTAGGTGGTCTTGAAGCCCTTACCCTTCGCTAGCTCGTACTTCTTGGCGAGGTCGCGCCAGCCCTCGGCGATGACTGGCAAGGCTGCACGCAGGGGCGTGGCTGCGTCCGGGCCGCCTTCGGGGCCGCCGGTCGCCAGCGTGAGCGCGTCGAGCGCTGACCAGGCCAACTGCTCTTCGGCCGCCCTGATCTGCACCATGATGTCTTTGTCGGGCATGATTGTCGCGATCCCTCGCTCGATGTGTGTGCGATGCATCTGATACTAGCAGATCTGATCAGATCAAGACAACCCCGGTCGCGTGCGCCCTGCCGTGCCGCAGGTGCCCGACGTGCCAGTGCCGCCGCAGCTCGGGCGTCGCGTCGCAGGAAGGCCCGTCGGTACAGGGGTAGACGTTGATCCGGCGCAGGTCGCCGCGGGTGATGCTGGCCTGGCGCACGTGCCGCGCGGCCTTCAGCGCCTGGCAGAACGGCTGCGCGACCTTCCCGCCGTGCCGCTGCGACCAGCGGCCGTAGCCTGGCTGGGCGGCGAGGCCGAGCAGTGCAGCAAGGCCGGCGTTCGGGTCGCCGCCCCCGGATCGGTAGCCGTGGCCGCGGCGGCGGCCCTGATTGTGCTTCGGCACGTCACACCGTTACCAGGGCATACTCACCGGTCGGGGTGTTGATCCGCCAGCGGTCCAGCTCGGCCCGGGCGCTCGCGCTCCCGCCGTACCCAGCTTGCCCGCGCAGCTCCCAGAGCCGGACCTTGCGCATGTGCGGCTCCATCGCCGTGCGGAATTCGTCGAACATCGGGTCGAACACCTCGGCGAACCACGCCGCGACCTCGGGATCGACCCGCGGTTCGGCGGCCGTGAGGCATCCCTCCCCCACCTCGCGCAGGGTGGCTAGGGAGCCCGCGCCGGGGGCGACGTGCTCGATCACGTCGGCGTCAAGCGGGGGATACGGGTCGCAGTCGTGCAGCGGCAGCCGCATCGGTCCGGCGGGCAGGGCGATCATTGCAATCGTGTGGCTCGGGGTGGCTCGCCACGACGCCATGAGTCGCTCGACCTCGGCGTGCTCACTGCGCCTGGCCCGGATGTGGCTGATGGCGAGGCAGATGAGCGTGAGGCCGGCCAGACCGGCGACGGTGAAACCCGCGAACGTTATCCACTGATCCATGGTCCAGTTCGTCATCATCACTCCTGGTCGAAGGTGGACATGACGGCCGCGAAGTGCCTGAGCTCGCGCACGCGGCCCTTGGCCACAAGGTATCCGCTGCGCGTCAGCCAGCCTCCGTCGTGGAAGTCGTCGACCGTGAGGCCGATCGAGCGGCCGAACGCGGCGGCGCGGGCGATCAGCGAGCGGCCGCCGCCGATGCCGGCCGTGTACGGAAAACGGATCTTGCCGTTGCTCGTGTCGTCCTCGGGCCAGCGGATGTCTTTGATGGGCTTCATGGTCCCAGTCTACCATGCATCGCGTACTCGTCAACCTGCCGGTTCGACCGGCTCGGCGGTCAGGCCGGCGGCGCGCAGGGCGGCTACGGCGTCGCCGAAGTCGAGCGCGACCAGCCGTACCGTGCTCCCCGGGTCCACGACCATCGGCGCGGTCAGGCCTTCGAGGAACACGACCCGGCGGCCGTGGTGCAGCTGTGCGTCGGCGTGTTCGAGCCGCCGGGGCACGGGGTCGCGGTCCATGAACACGACGGCACCGACGGGGACGAAGCGCCACGCGACCGGAGGGGAGAGGATCATGGGAGCTTCTCGATCGTGACGTAGTTCGAGACGTACGCCAGCCCCGGTCCGGGGCCGCACCGGCGGCGGCCGGTCAGCTCGGCCACGACTTCCTCGGCCATGCCCCGGGACCAGTGCCGGGAGACCTCGCGCGCCGCCGGGGCGACGTGCCCGGGGATCGGTGTCAGCACGTGCACGGCCCAGCGTGCGCGGAACGGGTTCCTCACGACGTCAGCCCCGCTTCGCGGTCCAGCGCTTCGGCCAGTTCCGGCGCATACTGCCGGATCTTTTGTTCCTGGCGACTTGCTAGCCCATGCCAGACCTCGGCTGCGGTGCGGAGCTTGCGCGGCGGGGCCGGCTCGACCCGCACGCCGTGCGGCGCCTCGGCGTCGAGCACGCTGCCCAGGCCGGAGAAGAGTGCCCCGTCGTCGGCGCGGCGCCACGATGAGTCGTCCGGCAACAGCGGTGAGCCGTTCGGCTCGTAGCGTCGGCCGCTCCGCATGCCGACGACCGATTCGGTACCCTCGGGTACCTCTTGCAGCCGGAGGACCAGAGGGTCGGGCTGCGCGGGAGCGTCCTGATACCCGGCCAGCTCGCCGAGCACGAAGTTCAGGCGCACCCTGAGGCTCTCGGCTTCCCGCCGCCACGCCTCGCTGTTCTCCTGCATCTGGTCACGCCAGGTCAGGGCTTTGTCGCGCTCGTCCTTGAGGCGCTCGACCTCGGCGCGGGCCTCGCCGCGCTCCCCCACGACCTCCAGCAGCTTCGCCCGGGCGGCTTCGTAGTAGCCCACCGCCTCGTCAAGCGCCTCGCCGAGGTCCACGGAGTCCGGCCGCTCGGGCTCGGCCGCCGCCTCGTACGCCTCGCGCTGCTCGCGGAACGTCTGGCCGGGGAATCCCTGCGCGCGCTCGGCGGGCTGCTCGCGCACGGCAGTCACCGTGAGGGGGTACCGGCGTTTCATCTTCCACGCGGCGTCCTCGTAGCATTCGTTGACGGCGCACGCCTTGATGGCGTCCTCGCTCGTGTGCCAGTGGCCACGGCCTGTGCGCACCCAGCGGTGGCCCTCCGCGTCGTCCGTCACGATCACGTCGTCGGGGATGGGCTGCCCGGCCGGGATGGCGTCGCCGATGGCGGTCATGACGTCCTCACATCCGGCAGGGCGGCCGCCCAGAGGTAGGCCAGCCGGGCGTAGCCGGCGTCGGTCAGGTGGACGCGGTCCCGGCCGATCTCCGTGTCGCGCGTGTCGACCAGCACGACCCACCGTGCCCGGGCCGCGACCAGCGCGGGCAGGCCGTCGTCGAACGCGCCTTCCTGCGCCTGCTGTGCGGACGTAGCCCACGGCGTGATCGGGATGACCGCCAGCAGGACCACGCCGCCCGGGTCGGCCGCGTGGATGGCGTCAAGCAGCGCGGCCATGTCGGCCAGCATCGTGCCCGACGTGTGGCCCTGCACGGTGTCGTTGGTCCCGGCGTGCAGGAGCACGTACGCCGGGCGGTACATGGCCAGAGCCGTCGGGGCGACCGCGAGAAGCTGGTCAATCCGCCAGCCGGACAAGCCCATGTGCAGCAGCGGCGCGGCGCCCTGGTTGCCGACGTACGTGATCCCCGGGGCCAACTGGAGGAGCGGCCCGCGGTAGCCGTCGCCGGTCGTGCTGCCGACGCCCAAGGTGATGCTGTCGCCCAGCGGCAGGACGGTCCAGCTGGCCGGGGGAATGTGGCGCGGCGGGGTGCGCGAGGGGAGCGGCGTGGTCGTCGCCGCCGGGGATGCGACGGCGACCTTCGGCACCGCGGGGGCGACGTGCGCGGTCGGCGGCGGCGCGGCGCCGAGGTAGCCGAGGCCCGCGGCCGCAAGGAACGCGGCGATCAGACGCGTGATCATGACGCGCCGTCGCCGGGCGCCAGGCAGGCGGGCCACCTCGGGCATCCCTGCGTGTCCTCGGTCGTGGCCGGGGCGTGATTGCACAGGTGCGCGTGGTCGGCGGCCGGCGCTTGCGAGATCACGAGTTCGGCCATGGCCGTGTGCGCGATCGGGCCGCCGATGAGCGCGGTGATCGCCGGGTCACCCAGACGCAGGACGCGGCCGAGGTTCTGCAGGCGCGCGCGGGGGGTCACAGCTCCCACCCGCCGAAGCACACGTGCGGGGCCCGGACGAGCCTCGAACGCACGAACCACGTGCCGTTGCCGGACGGGTCGGGCAGGATCTTGTGCTGCATCGTGAAGTGCATGCAGGCGCGCGAGGCCGCGCGGGCCGAGCGGGGCGTGCCGTCGCCGGGCAGGCCCTGGCGCAGCGACGAGCGGGCCCAGAGCCGGCGAGCGTCGTCGGGGAACGCCGGGGCCGGGGGCGCCGGGGCGATTGTCTGGATCGGCTGGGTCATGATTCGACGGTACTGGACAGTATGCGATGCGTCAAGTACGCTTAGGGGAGATCGTTTCCATGCGAACACAGGGAGTCACCACCATGCCGAACCCCGTACCGGCCCGATACACCGTGCAGCTCGGACCCACCTTCACCCCCGAGATGGCGGCCGAGCTCGC